CAAAGGTTGCTTTCCTTGACCCTATGCTCGCTAAAGAAGGACACGCTCGTGTCCTTTTGTATGATGTCGCACATGACCGTGAGTTCATCGCATTCCAAGATATACACATGCAGGTTCAGACTTCTCCAAAGGCCGCTGAAATAGGTTTTGAAAGATTATCTACATCACAAAATCAAGCCGATGGAACTGATGAAATTGATTTGGGTAACTATGGTATCAAATATAACGGCGCTGCTCAAAATCCATTTATCACTCAAATAGATGTAGCAAACGGTTTCCCCTCACAAAATAAGTATATTCGGGCAAATCAACAATCTAATTTTATGGAGAGTGCTTATGCTCATCACTTGGCTAACAATATGTCAAGCGAGTTATTAGACCCAGTAAAAGGAATAGTCACCTCAGTAACGGCTCAACTTGGTCGTAATAGAAGGCAGGGTAGCGGATATGGGCCAAGTGGAACAACATACGGCACTGTAGCAATTGGTCAGGCAGGTGCGGCTGGTCTTACCGTTCAAGTAACAGTAACTCAAGGTCAAATTACATCAGCAACGATAGTATCTCCGGGGTCGGGATATAGGAACTCTACATCAAGACGACCCTCTTTGGTTCGTATTGATGGTGGTAATCAAGACGCAGTAATGCAGGTTTCAACCACTGATACAAGCATGATAAACACTCTTACTTCTATGTCTCAAAGTATGATTTATGGCAAGGCTCACGGTCATTTCATACACACTGGTTATCATACAGGTGGCCCGTTAGCCAAAACAAGAACGCTTGGTGATAGTATTGTGTCAAGAACAAATAACGCTGTAGCAGTTATCTACTACGCTAACAAAATACATGACCAAACAAGAAAATTATATTCTTCAAATAATCAAGTTGTAAAGGCTCTAATGCAATATCGTATCAAAACTCCTAAGATACTGACCTTAAAAGCGGGTGGAACTGCATACAATAACGGAGATTGGAAAAATATCAGAACAACCACAGACGGTGCTGGTAAAGGATTGACAGTAGATGTTACAGTATCAAGTAACTCAGTTTTAAGCGCCACCGTCAGAAGGCAAGGTAATAGTGAATACAAAGACGGAGATACAATTTTTATCGGAGATAGAAGTATTTTCACCCTACCTACTGCTGGTGCAACTATAGCGGGTGATGGTCAAGGTAGTTTCACCTTAACTATGAACAAGACGAATCAAGAAATATCTACTCTGTTTGATACCCCTGATGGAACTCGTGTTATACCCGCATTCCTTGCTTTGAAAGGTATACGCTCAGAAACTCTTGACTTGAGTAATCACGATGAAACAAGATTACAACATCTAAAGCATTGGTCTGATATGGACTTTACTCGTAGATTAACGATTGACCTCGGTGAAGTTGCTACAAAGACAGGAATTACCAGTGTAGAAGCAGCAGCAAATGAAGTAGTCCGTATGATTAATCAGGCAGGTGCTAAGAAAGGGCGCACCCACGCTGATAATTCAAACAAGCAATACCCGGTCAAAGTAGTAGGAGAGGCTGATTTTGCATCTACTGGTTCTACACACGACCCTGCTGTGTGGTGGGATGATGACAAAGCATTCGCCTCTCATGATAAAGGGACACACATGGGTTATCTTCGTGCTCACATTGGTAGGGTGGTGCAAAGCGCTGATGGAGAAGAAGAAGGATTTTCAATTATTATACACAGCACAGTTCCGGGTGCTACGGGTCGTAACTTTGCTGTTTGGTTAGATAATAGTAAAGGACAAACACCATACAAACCTGAGTTTATGATAGGTCACGGTGGTAGGTTCAGAACATTTTGGTGTATGCCCGATGAATTAAGCGGCGAAAACATGCATCCAGCACCAATGCCGCTTAATAAACACGGTAGACCTTTTGCCCCTATTACAACTCTTAATCAATTTACATTCCCTGATGAGTCTACTGAACGAGTAGTATCTACGGCTGAGTTTTCAAATAATGATGATGATAATATTACTCCAAAATTAAGAGCAATATCGGCTATGTCGGGTGCTGGTCAATCTCACAACACACTCAACACAGAATCATTAGAGGTTCAGGGCTTTAATACATCATTTACTCAGGGATTAAGAACGGGAACTTCAGCAGTAGCAAGAGTAAACTTTGGTGGTATTGTTTCCGCTGGAATACCCGGTTTTGCGCCTGATGCTGGTCAATGGGGTTTTGGTAGAAAGGGCGACTCTCGTTTTACAAATGACTACGGGGTAATTAGTAAAGTTGCTACAACAGAGCCACCATCAACATATACAGGTCATGTTCCGGCTGATGATATATTCCCTGACAACATAGGTGACTCTACACTTTACGGAATGCAACTGGTAGACCACAGGGGAGACTCTCATGGTATTCGTTATATTTACAAAAATATGGGAGATGATTTTACTTTAGACAATACAAATCTACCTAAATCTCTTGACAACGAAATAGCCATTTTCTTTAATCACAGAGATTGCTCACAAGGAGGATTCACCATAGGAAAACACATGCATGGTATTAGTGACCCTACAGGTAGATTCCCTGCCTTACCTAATAACGCAGCATTGGCTAATTGGCAAGGTAATTTGTGGAGAGGAGCACCAGCGCCCAACGCCTCTTACAATACAGGTATTGTTTACGACACGAGTGCCAAGACTCTAACGCTTACTTTGTATGCCCCATATACTGCTTGTCCTCATCACGATGTCTTGGGTTACATGGGATTCCCTGCTGAGAATGGTGTCATACATGTGTCTGACCCTTACAACGACATGGGTAGAGCAACTATAACCAGCGTGGGTGCTACCTATACTACAGACACTACCCCAGTTGCAGGGACAGTTGCTTCGGGTAGTGGAGACGGAATGACGATTATCATTACACCTAATGGGACTGGTGGAGTTGCTTCTGTTGAAATAACATCACTTGGAGATGGAAACTACATTGATGGTGAAACTCTCCAAGTAATTGGTGCAGGTTCAAATAATGCTACATTTACTTTTGAAAAAGCAGTTGCTGGTAACTGGGGTAACATGTTTAGTTATACCCACCGCACAAGAAATGCAGCGGGAGGGACACATATATTTCACGGAGTCACAGGTGATACATTTGTATCTAATCATAAAATACACACTCACGGTGCATTACCAACTATCACTTTAGGAAATTATGTTGTAGGAGAAACTACTGATTCTGTTTCGGCTCTTATTACCCCCGTTGCTAATTGGACTACTCTGATAACAGACGAGTTGATGGCTGCTGTAACTGCTTTCGCTATTAATTTAAATGACCCTAACAGAGAGGAGGGACACTTTTTTGACTGCACACAAATGTATGCTTCTGACGGTAGAACATTTGCTGAGTGGGGTATTACTGAAGAGTCAATTAAAGTAAGAGCATACAATACGAAAAGCAAGATTGACCCAATATCTAATTTCTTTTCAGCCTCTCTTTCACAAGATGTTGGAATAAAAGCGAGTCATATTGAGTATGGTGAACTTCGCAGTTTACAAGTTAATGATAACGGGGTGACAATTACCGATGAGAGTAGCGATAGAGCAATAGGTGATTCGCTTATTGATGAAGGTAGAAGCGTGGCTTGCGGTTACATACCTTCTACAATAATTCAAATAACCACTAAAGGAAAGGGGTTCAATGCTAACAGCGCTACTCCAAACATTGTAGATTCTGAGAATAATCCAATCAACACTGATGTGTGGCATAAGAACCTCATAGGTGAAAACTTTACTGAAATTAGCGGAGATTTGATTTTACCTAATCTTGATAATCCAAGTCTAAAAATGGCTTCTATCCATTCATCATCCATGATGGTCTTACATAGTGAGAATGAATTATGGTATTTTGCTAAACCCGCTGGAGGAGAGCAATTTGTTAATCATATAGAACAAGGCGGCACACACGGTATTTCTCATGATTTTGTTAGATTAGACTCATTTGGTAACCGATTTCCTATAGCCTATGGAATTGAAACTGCTATTGCTGAAAGTCATAATATAGACTCCGGTGGTTTTACTGGAGCGAATACTTTGAAACAACTGACTGATGATAATTTGAGGAGTGAAAATTGGCCTTCTTCATCACCAAGCGGTTCTGTTATAATACAAAAATATCCTGACAAAAAAGCCTTCTTATTTGCTGGTAAGCGCTCTTTAGGTAGCGTTCATTCTCAACCGATTATACACTTTACAGGTGCTCGTGATAGCCCCGACAATTATGTTCCGCTTTATTTTGGTGGTGGGTTTAGCGGCGCTGTAGTAGACATTAACGATGGGACACAGAACGATTACTCAGAGCATAATACTCATCCTTATGCTAACGGCCCAACTGGTTCAGCGGGTATTCAAAATGCCAATGAGTTCTTGTCTTCATTCTCTACTTTAGATTGTAATGCTATAATGGCCTTTTTCCCTGCTACTGCATTATTAAAACAGCATCGTGGTAGTATCAATCCTCCAGTTTACAATAAAAACAATGTTTTGTCTTCAGACCTAAGAGGAGGTAGTTACAGTCCAAGTAATATCCACCCTAACCCTACTCCATACAACACTGGTGTTTACATGCAAGTTCCTTCACCAATGGTGGTGCGATTCGCACACCCAACTGCGAGGTATCAAGACCACAAAGATGAGATAGAAAATAAAACAACATACATTATTTTTGGGCCGGGTCAGGCATTTCCTATTTGTCAAGAGAAGGCTGCTCCTGATAATTCATTTGAACCTCACCCCGGAAAGGCGCTACAGGCGGGAAACACTTGGTCAAGAGTTCCTATCATGAGTGAAGGGGATGGTGGTCGTGCTTTCTTACCCAATCACCTTCATAATTCACATGGCGATTTTATGCCTGAGCGAGCGACCACACAGATACTAAAAAGAAGTTTCCACTATAGGCAAGTATTCAATTGGGAATTAGCAGCAGGTATACCTGATACTATTTTTATGAGGGAGCGCCCCGAAAATGGGCGTAATTATGGTAATCAGTTTACTCATAATGCTTGGAGTTATTATTCTAACGGCGCTCTATTTGATAATGAAGCGGCTCTCGCTTATTCTATTGCTCAACCTAATCGCCACGCTATGTTTAGAGGTAGTGGTATGGTGAAAAACGCTGACTTGTGCTGGCACATGGATAATGGTAATCACCCCGGCGGTTCATGGATGGATAATCAAATAACCATGAATCCACCGAGAGAAAGTGATGACTTACGAGTTGCGCTCAATGCAGGGGTTACTCAAATTAACAAGACTGCATTTAGAGTGGCTGGAACTTTGGCTACAAAAATGCTTTACTCAAATGGTAACTCAGCCTCGCCCGACTTTCAGGCTGAAACATTAGTCGCTGATGATGTAGACCACGAATACATTGTAGTAGATGCTACTCGTTGTCAAAATGGCGAAGAGTTGGCATGTCTCTTAGGTGCTGCTATCAATACATTCCCCGGTAAAGGTGCTTTGAAAGCAATAGGTGGCACATTTATGCCATCTATGGGTAACTCTTCTCGGCAAGACCGTTATGGTTGGATTCTTGGTCAGTCTACTGAGATTCCCCCTAACGCTCTTAATTCTCAGAGTGGTTTAATCTACGGTAACAACACTAATCCAACATCCCCCGGAGCAGTATTAGGTGACCCATTAGTTGGCACAGCGGGTTATTCAAATCAAACTGTGTCCACTCTATCAACTAACGGCCCGATGACGAGGCAAATTGCTGTAGCGACTACGATTGCTGGTGATATTTCTCCGGGTAATGCGGTTATACCGATAACAAGTGGCCCTATACCCGGTGTTTTACAAATTGGTCAGCAAATTGCGGGAACTGGGCTTGCGAGTCCAAGTGCGATAGTAAACATTGACACAGCCACAAATGAAATTACAGTTAATCCAGTTCCAACTACGAGTGTTGTTCTGCCGGGGCAACCAATGGATGTAACAACTAACACAATTGGTAATACAGCAGGGTCTTCAAATCTACAACAGGGAGATTGTTTTATTGACCTTCAAATACCCTCAGCCTTTGGTATTGATGCTCAACATATAGCAAGAAATATTCCCGCATCAGGTTGGTTAAGAACAGAAGCGACTCATGACTATGGTGGTGTAGTAGACACTGATGTTAAATCCTCAGCGTGGTGTCCTTACAATAGTCGTGTATTTTATGAAGATGGAACTACCAATTTATTGTATGTCAGGTTTTATCTTTCTCAGAACAAACTTACTGGATTAAAAGCATTTGAAGACTCAGAAGTATGGCGTATATTCGCTCTAAATACAACTCAATATAATTCAAGCGGTGGCTCGGCCAGCGCAGGTGTAACGCTGCCTCACCCAGCCCCCACTCCCGGTGCTAATGTATGGATTTGGAGTAAAGCGTCTACGCTCTTTGTAGATAACTCAGGTGGTAATAGATACGCAAGTAAGGGTATTGGTAGTGTTCACTTCAGTGGTTTAGTAGACGCTATTGACCGAACTAAACCAGTGGGCGCTGTTGGGTGGCATGGTGAAAGATACTCTTATCTGAATACTTTACCAATTACTGATGAGTTAGGTCAAACAAAATATAGTGCTGGTTTAGGCGCATGGCACTCAATGTTAGGTTTCTCTCCTTATGGTGGCTCTTCATCTTGCGCTACAGTCTTAGGACATATACCTCACATCACACCTTTACCTAACTCTCCTGAGAGTATGCCTCCTAATGATGCTCCGGGTCGTAGTCTATCCACTTTCCCAAGTGATGCTGATTCTGAGTCCGATACTCCTTCTTGGGGTGATGATGAGGTCATAACATACGGTGAGTATGTAGTGGGTTGGGCTGATGGTGCTCAGTTCAATAACCCACCAACAATAAGAAAAATACCTGAAATACAAAAAGAACTTGTTAATCCTCAAGGAACATACGCTCGTTCATTATTGGTAGTGGCTCACGAAGGAGAACTCAGTCTTATAGCAAGAAAAGATAGGAACTCGTTTACAACTACTGGTGACTATCTTCTTGCTGGTGGGACTACTCAATGGGATGAGAGATTTCACAATCAAGACCGTTTTATTGCACCAGCAAATGCAGGGCCGAATATTGAGGCTTTAATTCGTGATGGAACAACATTACCCACTGTTGGTGATTATACGGCAACCAATGCTTTAGACCTGCAATTCCCTGAAAGTTTTACTTTACACTCTCCGCTGGGTAATGATAACGAACTATCAAACGCAGAGCCGTGTCTTGCTCCAACAGGAGATTTATTCTTTGATATTGATAAAAATGTAGGTATTTTGAATCACGAAGGTGATTTAGGTCAGCGTAATGTTGCTACTGATTTTATTACTACTAACACACAACCAAGCGGTATTTTCTCTACTACAGAATCTCAATCAAATATATTTTGGGCTGGTGATGTTAATGCTTACGATGTGTTAAAGCGTAGCCCTCACCAAAACTTCAGTGTAGAACATGTAGTATGGAAAAGAATGGATGGTGGTAATCTTACTTTACCAGCCTCTAATGCTCGTGGTTTAGGAGCAGTGCCGTGGATTACTCGTGTAGCGGGTGGTAATCCGCACAGAATGGGAGAGAAACTCTATGGTAATGTAAGATTCTCTTTTGAGACAACAAACTCGGCTATGATGCCAGTTCTACAGGCTCAAGAAATAGCACACCCTCAGTTGGCTCAAGGAAATCCTATTGCAGTGGCTGGTGCTTTAGAAATACCCAATGAGGACATTCAGTTTGAGGACATTACAGTAGTAGACGATACAGGGCAAGTTCATACTTTGGAAGGTGGCTCTCCTTTGGGAGTAGTCATAAGAGCATATAGACCAGCATCAAATCGTTTAGCAAGTGGTCTACAACCTACACCAGCAAACAGTGGTTTTGCACCTAACCTTGAGATTCAACTACCTGACCCTGATAGTATACCCGGCAACATATTGGTTCGTAGTGGATTTGACCCTATTCAAGCCTATCAAAACGAAACTATCGGAGATGGCGGTATGATACACCCTGACTTGGGGGCTACGCATCTTGGTCATTTCTTTGACAATGCGATAAAAGGGCCGAGGCTTGGGCCTACAATGAATGAAGTTGGATGGGAGCATATATCACAAGGAGAATCATTCCCTGAATCTACTCGTGACGGTTGGGTAGAGGCTACAGGTAACAACACACTACGCAGTTCATACGAGCAACAAGATAGAGCGTTGTATTTCCATATCACCAAGATGGGTCACAGCCATACTGAACAATTCCCAACAACCTATACACACGCTGCCGGAGTAGTCAATCAACCTTACACTGTTAATCAGTTTGCTGGTGATGTCTTAACCGCTAATACAGATATTATTCTTAGAGATGATAATGCAACGCCTACACCTACTGCTTGTATATTTGATGCTGGTTTCGGAACACAAGAGGTGTCTGATAGTCGTAGATTCCTTCGCATAGCAAACGCAGCGGGTAAAAGCGTTGTTGCTTCATATACTGGTATTAGTGGTGCTACATTCACTGGTGTGGTAGGAGACATTGACTTCGCTCAGTTCCTCGTAGACAATCCACCTGCTACTACCACATTAACAATCACACCATCGTATTATGTCCCTGCTGGTAGCACCCGAATATTTGCATCACGCCGACTTCGTGACCACGCCGAAGTAAGCGGTAACAGCCCTGATATGGCTCATACAATGTATGCTGATGGTAACTCTCAAACTACAATTCATTCACGATATAGTAGACCACAACTCACTCCAATGCCTATACCTCGTATGGGTCATCATTTCGTTAATGCTACCATGCCTATGATGCCGGGTCATTGGGCGCACCCTTCATATCAAGGACTATACGAAAGAGCAAACTCAGACAAATTGGCTAAACTTGCTGACGAAGACTACAAGACACTCGCTGATAATCTCAATGAAATAGACGGCACTACAAACAACGATACCGATGTTTATAGTAATGACAATATTATGAACCGATTATTCCCTCTTAACCCAGCATTAAGAGTTGGAACTATGACAGCCAATCCATCAGGCCCAAGCGATATACACGGCGGAGCATTTACGCTGATGTTTGAGACTAAAATCAAGTATGACGGCTATGGTATATTGGCTTCAACTGGGGCTGCTGGGACTTTCAATAGTATGGGTGGTCATTCTATTGTCCTTGAAGCAGCGGGTAACTATACTCAGTCCAACCATTTCCCTGACCCTGCTGAGGTAGGTGCGTATCAAATTGTCATACAACCAAATCTAAGACCCGAACAAATTGCTGGATTCCATCGCAACAATACTGACGCTACAGGGTTACCTGACGAGGATGCTCCTCTAAATGGTCTAACGAGTCAGCAAATCGCTCTTGTAGTGGGTATCAGGTATGATGAAGAGAGACACGCTTCATTAACAGATTCAGCAAATATAGGTGGAGTAACTCTTATTTTATCAGAGGCTACATTGGCTGATGTAAGAGGTTGTGAAGTTTTCATCAACGAGGTAATTCTTGACCATGACCCTGACCACAGTAGCCAGTTTACCAACATCCCTCCAATGCTGCTTTATAATCCACTTGGAGTTCAAGGTAGCGAAAGTCCTCACTTTACTCGTAGAGGTCACCCATACCACCCAACAAGTCCTGAAATTACATTCAAAGATGCTACACCGGGCTTCACTACAAACATACCGTGGTGGAGTATTATGCACAAAGAAATGCCTCACGCCGCATCAAGTGCTGTAGGATTTAGACATCTTGCGATATATCGTATTGATAACTACTACGAGTTCTGTCGGGCGAGTTATGGAGCAGTCGCCGCACAACTTACACTCGCTGGTTATCCAAGTGCATATCCTGACATTTACTCCAGTATTATGGAGAATATTAGCCTAAATCCAACTTGTAAAGTAATAACTGGCGTAACAGGCGGAACTACAATTACAGTTGATGATGCTTCGTTGTTCCCCGAAACACCGTATTACGGACAAAAACTGCAATACATTGACCCTGATTCGGGGCAAACTGTGTCTTTTAGTTACACAACTCGGCAAGGTTTAACCCATAGTTCGGGAACTATGAATCAACCTGATATTTTCCATCTCCCAGCAAACGCCACTATTCCTGATGGCACAAAACTCACGCTGACTAAACCATATTCAACTAAACCAATGAGTGATTTGTTTACTAAAGATAGTGAAAGTATATTGACGAAGAATCTTGGGCAGACTCTATCAGGAACACGAGACACTAACAGCCTATTCTTAGGTGACGCATACCTATGTGCTTGGAGTCCTAACTTGGGTAGACCTCATACTTTCTACTCCGATGCAAGTAGAACATGGATTACTGATGGTGTCAATCATACTGCTGACAGAGCAGTAAACAAGGCTGCATACAACAGTATGCCTCAACACTATGAAACGATACACTACCACGAAGTAAACTATGCAGCAAGTCATGGGCCGTTTGCTTTGAAGATGAAAACACCTACTCCTCCGATACCATTGAACGCATTTATCAATGCTCAAGATGGCGCTACACCCACTGTGATTACATTTAATTTAGGTTTGAGTCTTATCACTCCTACTTTGAATCAAAACGATATTCTGATACAAGATGGTAAAGTGCTTGGTAAAATAAACCTCCTAAGTAGTCCATCGGTAAATCAAGTAACATTATCTACACAAATATTTGACGATACAGTTGTTACTGGTTCACCATCAAATAAAGTGTATGTGCAGGGTGGAGACGGTGGTATTGATACTGCTGCTAATATTGAATCCTTGAGTGGTTTCTCAGCGCAGGGAGGGCCGAGCGCTATGCTAACCAACTTTTGGCCTTGCGGTAGTCGTGGTGGGCCATTAGTAAGTCGCTTAGACGGATATGCTATGACATCAGCAGCATGGCACTTACCCGGTAGTTATGCACATGATGGGGGTAGACACTGGACTGACCAAGATGACAGCGGTGATGACGGCTCTTATGATGTAGTAAACGGTATAACGGACAGTAATTTAGTTTCAACAAGGACATATCCATTCGGTTACCGATTCGGTTTGAGGCAACCGTGGAACAGACCTCAATGGGGTCATTATGGTATGAGAGCATACCAAGAGTATGCTGCTGAAAGTAGCGCAACTAATTTCACAGTAGGGTATAGGGCTGGGCCGCTTGTAGAGTATGAGTCGCAAACTTGGACTTATGCCGGAGGAGACACAGCAGTGGCGGCTGCCGAACCTAAGACACTACCTACAACTTATGTTGGTATTATCGAAAGGCATACTACTGCCGCTGGTATGCTAAACGCTGACAAGTATGAACATCAAGTTCGTTACAGTGAAGGGCGAAGGATGACAAGAGGATTTGGTTGTGCTGTTCGGACTCTCCGTAACCCAAATACTGTAATTAGAGACTGGTGGGGAGACTCCGCTGGTAAAGGTTTTACTAACTATCACGAAGCAATACCGTATTACATCATAGACTGGTGGGGTAACACTCGTGGTGAAGATGTCCGTAGATTCCCTGTTCGTAGTTTTGGTATTAATCCCTCATGGGATGCTGGGGATTCATACGAATACGACAGAAATAATGATAGAACTCCTTACGCTCGTATATGGAATAATAACAAACCTATTTTCAATCTCAAGGGTGTAGTAGACGCATCAGGTAATGTTCTATCCAGCCCTACATCAACTATACCTCGCTTCGGTGGTCGTAAAAACACTGGTAACAACAACACAGATACTATCCTTGTAGATGTATTTGCACCGACTAACGCTATGCGTGTAGGTGATATGGGTAATGGTCGTGGTGTTAGATTCCCAACGCAGTTTAACGAAGATATACTTGTTGAACTAAGTGATGTATACGAAAATGCAGGTATAGTGTTGTCAGGTAACACTGCTGAGCCTACCTTTGGTGAAGGATTGATACGCCCACGAAACGATACACTGCAACCTGCTGAAATTGTAAGAGGAATTAGTAGAAGGTTAGAAATTGATGAAGACGGTTTGTTGATGCCCGAAGCCACTGTGAGTGATAAAGTAGAGACAATTAGCGGAACATCGGTGCATAAAGATGCAATTTCTCGCTCTTCACCAAGAATAGGTATTGACGGTGAAACATTAGAGTCACTGACTGGTAGTGATGCTAACATGGTCGCCATCAACTCAGAAGCACACAGCCTACACACTAACAGAGGTGTAGGACAAAGAGTTGTGTTACACGGTGGTATGCAGTCAGGCTCTCAAACGCTGGGTCATTATGATTTGACTGCGTTAGATTTCAATACTCAACCTCAAGGTGGAGTGATGAGATTTAGTCATACTTCTAATTTCAAACCAATGGGTGGTAGTTACATCTTAGAGTCTCGTAGTTTCGCAAATCCATTTGACGATACTGGTTGGGGTAGGGCTGGTATGGCTGTAGATGGTAGCGAGAAAACAAGCAATCCGTATCAGATAACTAACTCAGTCTCAACACAATCAAACAAGACTGATGATTCTGTTAAGTTCTTAGTGCGACCAATAAGGTTACTTGACAACCAACATATTGCTGTATTTAGACCACAACTCGCCCTACACAGTAATAGTAAGCAATCAGTCAATCATGCCCACGGCGCTACTGCTGGTGGTAAGTATGGTATGTTTAGTTATGAAACAACATCGGGTAGAGCGAGTAGCGGTCTTTACATGCGAGCAACAGACCCAAATACTTCAGCACCATATCAACCAGTTTACTTAGTAGTAAGTAGTGATGTTGTTTCTAAAGGCCCAAAACTACACGGAACTGAGGTTACTGGATTTGATAAAACTACACTAAAGTCAAGCGTAACAAGATTAGTCATCAGTGAAAACACACTACAGCACTTTAGAAGTGATGCTCCAAGAAGAACTGGTCAAGGTAAAGATTACACAGTCAAACCAAGATTCAGTCAATCATTACACGGTAAAGGACACAAAGAAGATGTATCGTTCAATACATCAGACCACACAGGTGATGCATGATGCCGCTTCTAAAGGACAGGAGATTGACCGTTAGCAACCCAACGATTATGACATCTATTCGCAAACCAAAGTTTGTGGATAACGCACTCTATCTTGGTGAGTATACACCTCAAAGTGATACACAAAACAAAGTTACTATCAAGCAGCGCAAGACTGCAACTTATGGTGTTGCTACTGGTCGTGCTTACGATATTACAGAGTTACAAGATTCTATGATACTAAGACAACCTCAAACTCATGGGAGTAATTATCAAGGCTCTATTGTTTATATGGGGTCTTCAATTACAAACGATGCTGATAAAAATAAACCAGTCTTACTCTATGGTAAAGATGCTACATACGAAAGGCTACGCCCTTCATCTGTGATAAGTAGCGGTGTTGGGACTACTTTTGCTGTAAAGAATACAAAATCAAAATCGCTTGAGCAACTCGGTTTTACCTCAACTCAAGCACACATAGGCCATCCAATTGATGCTGGTTTAAGAACCACGGATTTGGCTATTCGTTTGAGTAGAGATATTGCTGACTCCTTGACATCAGTAAACATAGCACTACCAATGAGTGCGAGTAACTCAGAAGTAGATAGGAGGAGGCATAGTCATTCTTTCCTCGCTTCTGATTTCCACGGTATTACTTTGATAGACGCTTTACGATTTATCAGTAGACACGATGGTAGAGTAGTTCACTTTGATAGGTTCGGTAATCTTCTGTATGTTCCTTTCCAGTTTGAAGAAGGTAGTCGTTTCATAGACCATAACGCCCGGACTGGCCCGACTGTCTCAAACCCGATTGAGAATATTTCTAACAGAGTGATTGTAGAAGGATTACCCACAGCGGTAAACGACACAGCCTTTGCAGAAGTAAACAATTCGGAGAAGCAAACTACTGGAGATGTGTTAGAAGAGCCACAGATTGTAGGAGATTTCACTGTTCGTAGCAACGAACAAGCAAGAGAGGTAGGGCGTAACATACTCAAAGCCAATTCGGTCATGCTTGGTAATCTTACGAGTGCGGGTCACCCTAACAGTTGGGATTTGAGGCCGGGTATGATTATTGAATACAACGGCGAGCGTAAGATTCTCATTGAAGTAAAGCATAGCCTTGCACAAAATACTGCCGACCTTGTATTCCTCAGTGTAGAAACTGGGGTAGAGGGTGTTCTACAAGGTATTCTTGAAGGCACTAAGAATACAGGAGAACAAGAAGACACTATACAACAAATAGTAGAGAAGAATATGGCTTTGTTCGGTGATGTAGAAATAGTTTCAGTCGTCATAACACATGTTACAGGACACGGTTTACCCGGCGATGGTTTCATCATAGGGAGAGGCATGGGTCGTGGTGTGGTCGGTGCTGCAACTGGTGAAAGAGTTGGTGGCAGTAAAACATTGAAAATAACAGAGAGGGGTGATTGAATGCCAATATCAAATCATGTAAGAAGACTACTCATTGACACTATCGCAAACAACATCAATGAAATGGTTGTTGGTTTTGACGGTAGCCCCGCTACAAAAAGTGACGGGGCGGCTGGTAGACCTGCTAAAATTATCAACCCCACCACACGAATTATCACAGACTCTTCTCTTTTGGTTGAAGGGTTTTTACCAGCCACAGAATCATTCAATGAAAATCTACAAGAGGTTTTCATACAATTTAGAGGGGCGCTTAGCACTCTACCTATCGCTCGTCATACAATCGCATCGTTTAATAAAACAACATCAAACGAGATACGAATACAGATACTAATTGAGGTGAGATAAAATGCCACAAAACCCAATATCAGGACATACAGCGGGAACAAACGATGGACTAAGAGACGGTGACCACATCATATCACCTTCATTGACTAACATTTACGAAGGTCTACACGGTAACGGTGTCCTCAATCCTCATGATACAGCGTATGGTAGCGGGGATAGAAACTCTCCTAATCTACTACCCGGTTTTGTAAGTGGTAGCAATCATCAAGTTACAATCAAGGCTTGTAGCGTCATTCTTGACGGAGTGCCTTACAACATTGATAATGGGTCAGGTGGTGATGTCACTATCAACTTGACAGATACCACAACGGCAGGTTCGGCTTTCCTCACTGGAACAAGCACAACAGCGCTTACAACAGGTAAGGAATGTCTCTTCGCTATTATAGCAACATCGGAGGGTGCTAAGTTTGTTCAATCTAATGTAGTAACATCAGGCACAGGTGTCTATCCTTCTCTTGCTGGAACTATCGCTGACAGTTACTTGACAATGAGTAGCGTAGGAACTGCACAAAACAAACAAAGCCTTGTGCTCGCTACAATTAGGGCTACATTCAACGCTGGTGCTTTGGCTGCAAACGACCTTAATCTTACCATAGATGAGATTAATGACAAGCGTGTATTTATTCGCCCTTCACCTTTCTATCTATCACCCGTAACTGACGGAATAGTTGGTTCAACAGACCATTTGAACACACATACAGCCTTAGAGCAAATACATGGTAGTGGAGAACACGGAGACTTTGGTAACAATGGTGTCTTATGGATGTCGTATAATGAAGTTGATAACTCTCCTAACCTCTACTTCAGCGCTAAAGATGGGTCAGGCCGACACACTCACTTACTCGGCCCAAATCGTATCAAAGACATTACTGGTTCAGCCAATGTAGACTTTGATTTTGACGAGGCTCAAGTGTTTATTTGTGCCGCCAGTGGTGCGATTAACCTTAATCCAAACGCAGCAGTGGGTGCTGCTCCTTTCCCAAAGGGTCACACAGTAATTGTCAGTGTGCCGAGTGGCAGTGCAATCACCTTTGACAGCACTGGATTAAACAGCACTTTGACTGCTGGCGATGCTGCTTTATTTACCTACAGCGGTAGTGCTTGGAAAAGAGTCATGGTAAGTGCAACTACAACCAGTAACGCAAGTGGCGCAGTTGGTTTAATTCAGTTTTCTGACGGTGCTGGTAACCATTCAAGTGACGCTAATTTGTTTTGGACTACTGCTTCTTCTACACTCACGGTAAATGGTAAACTTACAGTTACTGGTTTGATTGACCCAACTGGACTTGAACTTACTCCAGTAGGCGCAAACCCCGGAAATGTCGGTGCTAACACACTTTGGTTAGACAGCGGTGCATCTAACGCTTTGAAGCATGGAACTGCTACAGTTCTTAACTCAGCATCAAGTGTTGAAGACTTGAGTGATGTCACAGATGCCGGGTCAGGTATTATCATGTCTACATCGGAGCGCACTAAACTCACAGGTGTAGACACAGGCGCACAAGTAACGAATGCGGCTAATGTCAATGCCGCTATTGCTGGTCACAGTTACGCAACTCCAACACTCGCCTCAAATGATGTAATATTATTCAAAGACACAGATGATGGAGGGGCAGTCAAGGCCACTACTGCTGCTGATATAGCAGCATTGGGCGGCGGCGGTGGTGGTGGAGGCACTGCAATAGCCGATGCCGATGCTGACACAAAGGTAGATGTAGAAACCTCAGCCAATGCTAATACTATATCCATGCACACACAGGGAACTGAGAGAGTGTTAATCACAAATACTGCCGTCACCCTCGGTGAAAATGTTAATTTAGCCTTTGAAGGGTCAGTAACAAACGCTCACGAGACTACGCTAACCGTCACTAACCCCACGGCTGATAGAACTATTACTCTACCAAACGCTACCGGAACTGTAGCATTGACGAGTAACCTATATACTGACCTTAATGCAGTTCAAGCAATTGAAAGTGCGGCAAGTATAACTTTAGGTGGGAGGCTTTCATCACCAGCAACCCACATTGAGCAAAATGGGCCGGGAGTGCAACTATTTGACCCAGTTACAGGTAATCCAATTCCGGGGGTTTTTGAATTAGACCCCGGTGAAAGAGGTATAGTTATCATCGCTGGTATTCCGGGTATGCCAGCCGTTTCCACTATTGGTTTACCCGACCCCAGTAGTTCTGACCCCGGTGACACCTACATTATTTACAATGCTGATTTTCCGCCGGTTGGAGGTGGAGGCTCTATAACAATTGACCGAAGTGGGTTAGGGTCACAAGGAGGTCATGGGAATGCTCAACTCTTAAACGGTGCGGCGCTTAATGGAACACTACCCGTAAGTGAAGCGGTGACTTTGATTTACGGTGGCGACCCCGCCGGAGGCGGGGCTGGTTGGTTAGGAATAGGATTGTGATACTATGAATCCCCTATTCGCTGCTATCAAAGGAACTGCTATGAAAGATAAGAAGAAAAGGTCGGGAGGTGGTGCTCCTCCGACTCCCGGCACTTACCCCGAATCAACTGATAATGGACTTGGTGTGCAAGACAATGTATTCGGTGTAGCGGGGTTGGAATATTTCTCTCAGCAAACTGGAATGAATATGGCTTCTGTTGAGTTATTAGATATTAGAGATTTTAACACAGGTGCTACGGTTGCGCCTTTTACTGGGAGTAACCCTCTCATGGTTGCTGATTACTTAGCGACAATTACTCATAGTCAAACCCCAGCATTTCCTTCACTTGGGCTTGGAGAGACTATACTCAACGGTGAAGTTACCCTGAATATAGCCAACAACGGTAGCGATACAGGGATAGATGTAGGAGTATCACTTTACAATACTACTAATCAAAGATTTCCACCAGCCCCACAAGCCCAAAGAGCAAGTCTAAATGTTTTCGTTGATGCATTGGGTCTAATTCCGTCAGGTGTTGTAAACATGGCGGGGGGAAACATGAATACTATTTTCCCCGGAACTCCGTTTGAAGTAGGAGCAAGGCTTGTAGGAGGAGCGATAGTTCTTACTAATCCTCCACCAATAGCGTCAGGTGAATTGGTTTTTGAAGTGAGTTGGGACACAATAACATCAAAGAGAGGTGGTGGTGACCATTCTACAGATAGAGCGAGTTCTTTATCAGACCCATTCACCGGGAATGCATACTTTGGAGTAGTAGTCACTTGAAGGCGCTGTCTTGCCAAATGTGACCACATTCTTTGCACTGCCACAGGCTTATGCGTTTACGGTCACCGTCAAGGTATCTTGCTTGTAGTCTACGGGGTATGTGCTCGTGTAGGCAAGCCCTACACTTGACTCTCATCTTATCTAACAGCCTACCCATCACTCAGCACCTCTACGCCCGATGACATCATCAATGCGTAGAATAGCGCTGGCAACTTCTGTTGCGCCACTGATAGCGCTACGAATAAGTGATGTTGGTTCATATACTCCCGCCATGAGTGTAACTCCTCCATTTTCTACATCAGGGCCGTAAGGGTCAGGTAAAGCATGCCTCATCGCTAAGACAGTATCAAGTGGGTCATAACCGGCATTCTCAGCGATAGTTGCAGGTATGATTTCAAGTGCATCAGCAAAGGCTTCAATAGCCATTTGAGCACGACCACCAATCTCACTTGCATTTGCTCTTAGGTGTGCGGCGATAGCGAGGTAAGTTGCACCTCCACCAAAGCGCATAGAGTCACCATTCTTGACCAGTGAAACAACTCCGAGAGCATCATCAAAGCCACGCTGGATTTCATCAAGAGTAGACTGAGTAGCACCGAATAGAACGAGCGTTGCCTCTACTCGCATATTATGCATGAATAGATATGAAACATCGTTGTATGTCTTTCTTTCAATGATAGCAGCCCCCGTTGTAGATGTCGCATCGGGGAACATGTGAATAGGAGCAGTCGTCTCTTCAGAAAGTCGGCGCATAGTGCTCTCAGGAACACGCTGCACCACTGAAATACCTTGTTTGCGTAGATATGCGATGGCTGTATCATGCACCGAGTCACGACACACCACAACCTTAGCCCCGCTATTCACTACAGCCTTAGCCGCAGCGAGTAATTTGTCTCGCCCCATAGCCTGAACTTGACTGTATGAGTTAGCGTCTTGGACTTGCACTGAGACATTTTCATTTCCTTTAGTCTCGGTCAGTCCTCCATTTAGAAGTAACACTTCAACGCCGTCTTGGTCAGCCCAGTTATCGAACTCGTCACCACCGCCAATGAAGTCCTTGTTGAGAACTACACCACGGAACAGGTAAGAGTCGGCCAAAGCACCACCGGGAGCAGCGAGTGTTTTGACTTCACGAGCGTCTCCTACTGCTTCAATGGTTTCTACACACAACTCAGCGACTTTATCCTCGGATGCCTCAAGCGACTTACCAGTAATCGCTGTCTTGGCGATTGCTTCGTATGCATTGAAGGAACTGCTTTCTTGATGAAACATATTCTTTGCATCTTTCATACCCTCAAGACACTCAATAGCCATGTTTCGTGCAGCAGCATATCCTTTGTTGATGACATTAGGGTGTAAGCCCTTAGCGAACAAACCCTCGGAGTTTGATAACAATTGACTGGCAAGCACTACTGTGCTGGTAGTTCCATCGTATGCGTTTGCTTCTTGCATCTTAGATACCTCTACTACCATCTTTGCAGCAGGGTGAGCAGTGTCTACTTCTCTTAGGATTGTAGCACCATCGTTTGTTACGATGACATTACCACCACCGTCTACCATCATCTTGTCCATGCCTAACGGCCCAAGTGTTGTTCTTACAGTCTCAGCGATTCGCTTAACTGCTTCTATGTTTAGCCTCTGTGTTGTGTTATTATCACTCATTTCCAATCTACCTCAATTTCAACTATCGAGCCATCCTCCATGTTTCGGCTCTTCACTATACCATTGTCTACGCCATACATGTAGAGGTCGTAGGTCAATTGGCAATCTTTGAGGCAGTAGTCGGCTACCTCAAGATATTTACCCTCCCGCCATGCAGCGGGAGCATCACTGCTCTGCATACTCTTCGACAAATCAAGAGTAGTGCGAGCGAGAGTGTCAAGTGTAGTGTGGACTTTACCCACGCCTAATGCTGCTTTATCAACCAACAGTTTGGTGTCAATGATACTTTCGCTTTTACCAATCAATTCACCTGCTGTCCAGCAATCCAATGCAGCATTTAGAACTGGTAGGTCGAACTTACGAATGTTATGACCGAGAATCTTTCCACCTGCGTCAATGTGTTTCTGTAGATGGTCACCAAGAGTCCGAGGGTGTAATTCATGCACAGTCGCTGTTGCCATTTCAATATCCTCTTTGGCAAAGACATGTCCATCAGTTCCGTTCCATGTGCAAACTACTGTGGGTTCAAACAGGCTATGCTTATCCCAGCCGCCTATTTCCCAAGAGTAGTTACCAGTCTCAATATCTAAAGCCATTATGTCACTCATAGTCAAGCCTCTGTGTATTCCCAGTAAATATATTCCTCTGTCTCAATGTAAATCTTCAATTTGTCTTCATTCATTACGCCCACCATCCTACTTTCTTTTGAATCATCCCGTAGAAACCTTCGGGCTTGACTTCAATCCCCAAGTATTCTGCCCAGCACTTCTCACTACAAAAATATTTGACCCCTACAGGGGTATTATCTCTGAACTTTGAGTCCTTATCGCAACAGCAGCACTTACCACTCATGCTGATACCTCTTTTAATCGGATATAGACAGTAGCACCATCTTTCGCTGCATCAAACAGATGAGCACCCCACTTGGAGAATCGGTTGAATGCAGTTCCACGAGTAACTTGCTCAGTGATACAATACTGCTTGATGACGGCTGCTTTCTTTCTCCAACCCTCACCCTTCTTATCCAGTTCAACTGGGGCGATTGTGTTGTAGGCAGCAGTCCAGTTCTTTGCATGGTTTGCTTTCTCGTTCTGTTTAGCGCCAACCTCAACTTCACCTTCAAGCCACAGTATCAGGTTCTTAAATAGGTCATAGATAATCTCCTTCGCCATGTCAAGATGTTCACCAGTGATGACCCACTTTTTATCCATCATGGCTATGTGAGTAGCGAGAATCACTGAGTAGTTTTCCATAGCGGGAATGAATGATGCAACTACATTACCGATAGCGAAGTTAAGGCCGTCAAGTAACGAATACAAATCCTCTACCAAATCGTATGTAGCAACATAGAATGAGTCATCGGCTGAAAACATTTCATGCATAACCGACTGCACCGAGTCTTCTTGCTCTTCACGAGTCATACCATCCCATTCAGCGAAGGATATTTCAGTTAGGTTGAGAACTCTGTCACGGAGTCTCTTCTGTAGGTTAGTGAAGTAATCAACTATTTCCTCGTATGAGAGTTTCTGTTTAGGTGTCTTGGTGAATGCTCTCTCCATACGCTTCATACTCACGCCCATACGCCTATCCATATCCCAGTCAGACCAGTAAAGAAGAACTCGCTGAAAGATACCCTTTGTCAAGACATACTCCTTTACACCAGCAGGTGGATAGGTAGTAATCCACAGTGAGACAAGTGATTCAGTCTCAATACGGCGACCACTCAAGTGCTTGACAAGAATGTTTGAGTTGCTACCAATGGGGTTACACGCCGACTGTAGATACAATACAGTCTCTTGGGAGTGCTTACCCGGATTGAGTATGATACTACCCTCGTCAAAGTTCAATGCTTTTTGACCAGCGAGCATCCCCTCTGTTTGAACAGCCACTTGTTCTTTCTTTCCGTTCTCATCAACGACTGTCTCGTTGGTTACACCACCAATTAGCCCAGCATCCGAACCTGAAGTATACATGTCTTGTTGAAGACCACAATCTTTCAACACATCACCTACAAACTCCCAAGCCACTGATTTACCAGTCCTTGATGGCTGAATCCAAAATACATGCACACGAGGGTCAAGATGGCTTGCATCCCACGGTATACGAATGAATGGTGCTGCTATTTGTCCTTGAATGTAGAAGAACGATAACATCGCAGGTATGTCATTGTCTATACTTGTTCTACTGAATCTTTCTACATACCCATCAAATGCAGGGTATCGCTTTACCGCTTGGTAGTCTTGAGCCTCTCTCATCTTATCACATCCTATTTCGTTTCTACTGCTTTATATATCAACTTCAAACCTCGTTGTCTTGATTGTCCGTTGTATCATCTGAACAGTATTTTGCATGGTATAACACCCAGTTAATAAACATATATAGTATAGACAAGACAACATACAACTCAGACAACTCGTAAAATATGTCATAACTTACACCAAAATATACACTCAAAAGTGCGTTTTAAGGGGTGCTTTGATGCTGCTTTAAGAACCCCTCTTACGCCTGACAGTTCTTTCAATGTGAACTGGTGATTCGCTGGTGAGAACATCAACAATCAACTTTCTACGCTTGTCTCCTAATCCTTTGACTTGCTTCAAAGACTCAGGAAAACACATCTCCTCTAAGTTACCACACTTGTCAAGTAAGCGCTCCGCTAACTCAGCGCCTACACCCGGAACAGATAGTAGCATGTCCACTCTTACATCGTTAGTAGACACCCTTCTAATCGCTTGAGCACCATGTTTGCTGGCTGGTTTGTGTAGTTTGTTATGCAGTTTAGTGATGAACATAGCAGCCTCACTAACATTCGGAGTGAAGAATACTTGACAATCAAAATCAGCCATGATACGGGCGATAGTGCCAGTAAGTTCATTTTGCACTCTACTATGTGTTAGTCTCCTATTTTGAGTTTTAGCGAAGGCTACATACTTGGCTATTGAGCCATGCACTACAAGAAAGAAGCGCTCGTAGTTAGCATCCATGTTATCCAGTTGTCTCCAAAGATGACCGCTATGGCTGGACTGAAATAAGTCAGTGACGCTCTTTGCTTCTACACAAGCAGCGCCTAACAGATAATCACCTACAACCAAAGGTTGCCTAACAACATTCAACCCCTCCTTCTTCGCTCTACGCTCTACTGAGTCGCATAACGAGCCACGCTCATTTGAGTCAATTATCAAATCAGGCTTAATAGAAACCACCTGCGTGTGTTGGGAAACTATGAACTCTCCTGTAAGTGGTGTGGTGGTTATTCTCCCTTTCCTTAATTACTAATCCTCTATCTACAAGAGTCTTCAATATCCTGTTAAACTCCAGTGATTCTATGAGTCTGAGTGAGGGAGAATGTTTGATGATTTGTCTAACTGTTCTTGGTGTCTCGTCAATGAGGAGTAAGAACTCTATGAACCTTGCATCAAACCATTCTTTTTCGGGTCTGAATATAGTTACAATTGTAGTTTCTGTTTTGACGGCGCTCAGTATACCGCTTTTGCTTTGTGCTATGTGTGTTGTTTCTCTACTTTTTCTACCGTCTATTTCTTTAGTCATTATTATCACCTATACTACCGTCAAAGTAGCGGCATCTCCCGCTGCACAATCCATCATATTCAAGCGTAGCGCAAGATGCTGCTGAATATCCATTGTTTCCAGCACCCCCAAATACAATATTCTCTACTTGTTCACGAGTGATGCGAGGGTTGTAGTCCACCCAACCTTGCTCTTCTATGATACGACAGATGAGTTTTACATGCTCAGCCTTCTCTTCATCGTTTACTGCTGCTACTGGGTAGAACCAGCGCAGTCTCGCAGCAAGATAAGATGCTAAGTGAAACCTCGCTTTGTGAGTGGGGTTGCCTTCGCCCAGTGCTGCTTGAGCGAGACATGGTAGAACAATCATGTCACCTAATGTAATGTCAGGTAAACCTTCTACCTTTTCTACCGTCTTTTTGAATGGGCTTTTTCTATCAGCCACTCTTATAGCGACATCATTTTCGCCAAGTTGAATGTAACCACTTACTGGTGTTTGAGCCTTCTCCATAATTTCATCATGAGTCAAGTTGAGTATCGTATGAGAGTCTAAAGGAATACTCCAACAACCCCTCTTGCTGTTGTATGAGTTAGGAATACGAATCATACCCGATGTATCAAAGGCTACGGTAGGGTCATTACAAGATAGGTTCAGTTTCTTATGCCACTGACTGATTAGTTTTCTACCTCCCTCCTTGACTCTCGCTACAGAGTAACCATCGGAGGGAGTGAATGTATCACGAAGAGGAATCCAAAAGTGAAACCCTCCTCCACTGAACCATACAAAGTGGCGAATATTCTCATGAGTCAAAAAACGATGCAGCCTTTTAACCTGCTCATGCATGAATGCAAAATCAACATCAGCACCTCGCTGTTTGAAGTCCTTACAGTCAAAGTCCATGACGAAGTGACGGATAATCGGTGTGTCATAATCTACTCTGTGATGTCTTGGAGGCTTAGTTGCACGATAACCATAGGCAGTAAAGTAGACATTACCACTACCATTCTTACCTTTCCAGTATCGCTCTAACTCAGCCCAGTTTTTGACGGAGTAACGCCCACCCTGCTTACCATCCGATGCTATTTCCAGCACCTCACGAGGAAAGTCCAACGGGATAAACGCCATCTTACTCACTCCAATGATTCAAAAATTATTTCTTGCTCCATTATCTTTCTTTCAACAACTCTATATGTTTCTTCAATGTGCTGCATAGTCAATTTAGAGGGGTGTATGGTGATGTAAAAGCAGCAGTAGCCAGCCTTAATGTCCTTAGCGCCCTCATAGTCACCGAAGTATTCCAACAAAGAAGTTTGAGAAGCAACCTTCACTTGAACACGCTTACCAGTAGGAACAAGTGCAGTCTCAACTGAAAACTCAAACTTAGGCCATCTTCGTTTGAGTGAAAACTCAAACAGTTTCGCAATCGTATCTATGCCTTCTTTATCCATTCTCTCACCTCATATCTTCGGGGTCAATAGCCAACTCACCCATCCACGCCGGACACATTTCCATGAAATCACAATATGCACACTTAGCCTCATGAGCCTCAGCAGGGAAATCATCATTCAAATGTGCATCAACTAAACGGACAAGTCTCTTCTCTACTGTCTTAGGAGCGTAGCGACCACCCGGCCCTTTCACACTCTCATAATCCCACATCGGCCCATCTCCTCCATTGATACCACCGCCGGGGAACTGCCAGCCCCAGCCCACTACAGGTAGGAGTTCAATGTGTGGGCTGTGCTCTAAGAGCATCCGATAGAATTGCAGTTCAGCCCTCATAGAAGCCCGCTTACGCCCGCCTTTCTCTACCCATTTACCAGTCTTCAACTCCATTAGAATGATACCACTGCGAGAATCATCTACGAATATACGGTCAATAAATCCCTTCATGTGAATAAGAACCTCAGTTCCATCACTCGCAACCACTATACGGTTTGCATGGACTTCAACTTCGTTAGCCATAGGTAACCAGTCTTGTGTGTTGTCACGCATGTGCATAAGCCTCTCAAACTGCCAATCGCTATATTGATTCATCTGTGACTCTTCTCCATAGATGTAAGGTGTAGGTGGCTTAGGCATGGCCTTACGCAGCACCTTCTTTGCTGATTCTGTAGCACCTTTGTCAATCAAACCGAGCACCTCGGCTATGTAGACGGGTGCTTCTTTCCAAAACCACTCTACTGCATCGTGAATATTTGAACCACGAGTATGATAGTCTCTTGTCTCCCCACGCAAGCCCAGTATGTTTTGAAAGTAATACTGCTTAGGACAGAAATCAAAAGTGCCTACAGAAGACTTAGTGACACGAAGTATCTTACCCTCCAATTCCAGCATACCCGGTTGCCAGTTGTATACGCTTCTATCGTAAAACTCAAGCAACGCAGGGTAAGGGTATGGAGTAGGCTCGTCTACAGGAACAGCCTTCTCAACGATGCCATCATAGTCATTACAAAGAGTGCAAGTCCAGTAATCACCGTAGGGGTTTGTCGCCTCAACATCACAAATCTCACACCAGTGTAAAACAGGTTCATTTGGATTGAATCTCAGAATCTCCGCCCCCAAACTTGTTCTTAGTGACAGTAACAACAGGGGCTTCTTCGGCTACTGCTTGTTCATCCATACTCAAGCGGAGTAGAATAAAGTAACCTATCAAGTCATCAATAACATCAGTGTCACTCTCCATATCGGCGTTACCACGAAGTAGTCGGCTAATCTTATCATCAATCCTTACTCTTAAACCAGCATCAGGGCCGAGTTTACTAAATACACGGATAGGGTCAAAGGCGCTATCACCATACTGCTTGTTCTTCTCACCAAGTAGATTAACAGCGGCTGCTGCTATGCGAGCACACTTCATTTTGAATGATACCTCTTCAGTCATTCCTCTTCACCAACTTTAGATTCATTACTGCTTTTTATATCAACATCAGATTTTTTAGGATTCATCATCTTTTGTAGTTTAGATATGATGGTGTCCTTCTTCTTGGTAGGAGGGTTCTCAAATGTTAATCCCCACTCCTCAAGTGTTGTCTGTCTCGTCTTCTTAGGCATGTATTCATCCAGTGTTGTTTGTCTTGTCTTCTTCATTTTAATCAACCTCAAAATATGACTTGGGTATAGACTCGCCAGCAGCGACATCAAGCCCCCAGTCAAGGCTCTCGTATATTCGCATCAGTTTAGATTTAACCATCACACTGAGAACTTTCTCCCAGTCTATGGAGTAATTCTCCAATTCTGCTTTATCACGGAAAGCGATGTATTTTACTTTCTCTCGCTCTCCGTTGAGAGTATAATAGTCAGGAGTATCACCGACAAAACCGTTCACATAAGTCCATGTCACGCTGTCATCCTCCCTCCACTTTTCGTCTTTGTTCTTAGCAACATGCTCATTGTAATACATGGCTGCTCGTATACCCGGTGTAGGTGCTGAGTAGTCCTTCAATGGCTTTCTAATCCTTGAAGAACACACGACATCTTCAATCGGTATCTCACCATTCTTTACAGAAAGGCTCACTTCTCTAAGGACATCTGTAACAGTCGTCTCATCAGCACCACTGGCTATCAACTGCATGGCTTTGTCTTGAATCTGTTTTGTCAATCGTGAAGAACTTGATGACTTGATTTCATAACCAGCAATCTTCATCTCACCCTTGCTCTTCTCAGGCCACACCTTGATACCGAAGTAACGATTCTTTACAGGAGCAGTAGTCCAGTAGTCAAAGTATGCCTCAAGTTCAACCTCCATTGTCTTGAGTTGTAGTTTTTCTTGTGCAGTCTTAGTCAAGTGCTCCGCAAGTAATGTTGCTTTATCAAAGGGAACTTGAATGAAGGCTGAGTCAGTGTGACCGTAGAGTGATTTGTAACCTTGCTCCTCACTCTCACTGAGTAGATGGTGAATACACTCACGGCCTCTGTGTGTGATGGCTGCTGCTATGTCGTTGTCAATCCACATACCTTGAAGGAACTTCATTCCAGTCATACCATAGAGAGCATTGACGAGAACCTTCGCTGCTGTTTGCATCATGTCATATCCAAGTTGCACATCGGGGTCTGTAGCCTCACGCATGAGTTTCTTGTATTCAGCACGAAGAGCAAGCATTTCTTCTACGATAGCAGGGAGTAGACCCTTCTCCTTTTGACACCAGTGTGAACCATTCTCCAGCGTCTTGGTAGTAGAGGTGGGGTGGTCACGCTTAGTAAGGTAACATAAATTGTCACTGAGAATGATGTTAGGATAGAGAGAAGCATAGTCCACAATGGCTACACCCTCATGTCTACCGGGAATAGGGTCAGGTATGTGTGCAGCAGTCAATGCTTCACGCTGAACATTGATAGCGCTCTTGGCTTTCTTGTCAGTTCTTCTACCGATAAGACCTCTAAAGTATCGGGTAACCTTGTGTGTGCTACCGAAGGAGACACCGCACAATTGCTGAGTAGCAAGGAAAAAGTCAATGGCGTTAAGTTTCTTGTCAATGTCACGCAGTAGTGTAGTATCAAGGAGACAGTAATCCACGAAGTCACTCCAGTATTCATACCAACCATTGTGAACAGTCATGCCCTCAATCTCCTCAGTCAATTTACTACCGAGTCCAAGAGACTCCGCTATAGTATTCAACTTACGGTTAGGTAGTTGTCCACGCCCTGATTTTTGCCATATCGTTTCAAAGCCACTACCCGACTCATGCTTTGATGCTGAGTCAAAACACAAACGACCCTTGATTGGTTGTTGGGTTTCTTTGTAGCCGTCTTTTGTCTTGAACGGTCTAACCACTTGACCGAGTGGTGAGAGTTGGTCAGGGTCTTTCAGCCTACGCATAAGATGTGGTAAGTCAGCCCACATCATAGCGTGGGCTACAAGAATATCAGGGTCACGCTTGTGTAGGAACTTGATGAAACTCTCGTGCATCTCTGCTTCAGAGGAGTGATTGAAGAGGGTGTATTTTTGACCTCTGACTTCTTTATCTATTGGCCCACTTGGAGTCGAGCGTGTAGGATGAGGGCAGTTAGTTTTCTCCCAATCAGCCCATGCAAATACAACGGGAGTCTCAAGGTCGCTATCCACTACAGCCATAACCGTAGTGAAGTCTTCTTTACTATCCCACTCCAAATCAAAATACCACCTACGAGGTTTGAACTCCGGTAGTTTGTCCGGGTATAGTTGTAGTAGAACTTGGTCAAGATAATTCAAGTCTGCTTCATAAGTAGACATTTCATCCTTGATGTCCCACAGGTCTGTAGGTTTGTCTACCTCTACCTTCATCAAAACCTTCTTGTCAATACCAGTAGCACGAATGTCTTGATGAAGAACAGCGCTCGCATGTCTGTTCAGCATACGATTGATTTTCCAATCAGGAGTATCAACAGGAATCCAACAATGCGGCTTTACATACTTGTCATCTTCGGGGCTGATGTGCTCTTCTTGTAGTGTGCCGTTCTTATCACGAGTGCGAAGATATAACCACGGCGCAGTGAATGTATCTGAGTCAATCGGATAATACCAATCCACAATCATATTATCACGCCCTTTGGTCTACGATAACAAGCAGGTCATCATCTTTCTCAATGGCGAGGATAGTAGCCTCACCCATGTGTATGGTTGCTTCACCATTACCGAGTAGCGCTATGTTGTCCATTAACCAACTACCAAAGGTAGAGGCTACGCTCCCACCAGCAGGGCCAGTAGTGTCACGCAACTCAAGAGTAGTGAACAGTTTAGTCTCATGCCGTTTACCAGCAGCGATAAGGAACTCTCCTTCACTGGCATGTGCGGTAACCTTGAAGACCGGGCTACTGTTGAGAATACCTCTCATCTTAGATACAGTAGCCAGTTCATCAAGAGTTATCTTACCGGACACACTCAAGTCGCAGTCATGAAACTTAGTCCACTTAGAAGCCACAGCAGTGTCAATCAACTTCTCAAACAATACTGCTTTTGAATGGCTGACAATCGTGGATGTAGTGGGTATGCTAACCTTTGATGAGCCACATGTGATGTTCAAAGTCTTGGCTGAACCAAGTTGAACAATCCTAACAGTGTCGTCTTTACCAGCCTTCAAGAACTGGCGAACCTTTCCAAGTTCACTGATGTCCAATGTGCCAGCGTCAATAACTTCTCCTTGCACCTGTCGCTTCTTCTTGAGGTAGTGAGAAATGAATGCAACAGTTGTTTGCATCCACCCCACGCCGTCTTCTACTGTGAACTTGATGTGCAAGTCCTCAGCGTTTTTACCGAAGTCATTTAGATAGTCGAGTAACTGTTTTCTGTCAATGTTTACTTTAGTCATGTTATCACCTCAAGGTGGGGGAACGGAGCGAGGATGAAAGATATAAAACCCCGCAAGGCTATGAGTTTGAAGCAAAAGTATTCCGTTTTTATTCCCTAAACCCCCATGTTGAATCAAAGTGTGCCGTCATAGAGTTCAGGTAGACCATACCATTGTGGTTCTTTACCTGCCTCAGTAACGAGTGTAGTCCTCTTCTGTCCTTGTAGTCGTGCATTGGTTTTGCTCTTGTCAAACCGAACAGTGTATTCGGATTTGATTACATCACCAGTCTCGTCATCAAGTGTATCTTGACGCTCACAGATAAGGATTTGATAGACGAAGTTGTTACTCGCCTTCTCCCAGTCAGGTCGCCATGTAGAAGCAGTGTCCTCATTCTTACCCCAAGAGTAGTTAGTCAGTCGTAGGTGAGTCTCCCAAAAGACACGGACACCAGCCTTGACAAGTCCACGGCATAGTCCAGTAAGTTGGTGAAACCGAGTCTTACGAATAGCCCAATCCCACTGGTGACCGACCTTCTTGTTCCAGTCAGCGGCTTCAATACCATCTTTAGCGATGTTTAAGTCTACGATACGCATACAGTTTACACATACGCTATCCCACAAATCAACACCAGTTACATGGAATCCCCATAGGCGAGGCCCATCATACTCAGGGTCACGCTGTTTTTGAGCGATGTCATTAGCAAACTGAGTAATCCCCATGACACGAAGATGAGTGTCAGGATAGTTGTAAGCAGTGCTATCACCCTTCATCATAACCCACGGCTCAAAAATCTTAATGTTGTCATTGTTGCTGTGGAATGCTGACTTGTTAGCAGCGCCGCCACCTTCAAAGTCCATAATCCATAGTTGCATCTTCTTCTCCTGTTCTGTTCGCTCAGGCATAGCCAACCACTTGGTAAACGCATCAGTAACGATTGCTGTCTTACCAGTGTTGTCATGCCCTGCAATACCCATGAACAAGTGAGTCTGTGGAGCATTGTCCATCATTTGTAGTTCCTTGCGTAAAGCAGCAAATGGGTCACCGTCATTACGCTGAACCGCTGGAGTCTCCTCCAGTTTTTTCTCCGCTGCTACTTCTGCTTGTGCTTCTTTTGTTTTTCCAAATCCCGCCATCTTAAATCACCTCAGTTGAATTGCCCCTCGCCAGTATCGCCGCCAGTTTGTCTTCGGCGGATTCTTCGTGAGTCAGCAAAGACACCCATCACTTTGATGCTTGGTATGTCTACGCCATCCTTACGCTTGACTGCTACACGACCACAGACCAAAACTGTAGAGCGTTCAGCATAGGGGATTAGTTCGTCATCAGTTCGTGCTGAGAACGGTGTTGTCAAATCATGGCAAGCGCTACCAATCCAGCCCATTACATCGGCTGAATCTTTGCTACCATGTTGGCTTTGAAGAGCAGTAGATGTTAGGGTGATGGAGTAACCTCGCCCATCTTCGTCATACTGGTTGTCACGAGGCTCAGTAGACATACGATTGACTGTTCCTTTGGTAAGGATAATCGGCCCACTGCGACCCTGTTCACCATTGATAGTAAAGGTGCGGCTACCGGACTCAAACGCTTCAACCAAATCTTCAAGCGGAGCAAAGTGTCCGTGAAGGTCAGTATCAGTCCAAAACTTGAACGGCCTGAGAAGTCCTCTCATGTTCTCGTTCACGAAGGTATCTGTATACTCAATCATCTTAGCCATACCCATACTTGTGGACAAGACATCTTTCCAGTCAGCCTTAGCATCTTCTCTTGGAGGGCGAGCCATGATACGACATGGTTCACCAATGAGAATCTCAGCGTCAGCATCTTCACCTTGCATGTCAAGTCTCCATAGTTGAATAGCACCATCGTTGGTGAACTCATCTTCAGGAGCACCTAAGAAGTGATAGTTACGACCATTCATGGTCATAGCCTTTGGTCGCCCACTCTTGGCAAGCAAACAAATACGCTCGCCGTCAGCAACGAATGAATGCTCAGGAACTTCATCTACTGGAGTCTCTGTAACAACTGTGTCGTTGTTGCTTTCTAAGCACCATACTCCGTCTTTCTTGACATAGTGACCAACCATACCGCTGGTCACAGCAGCAAGTGGGTCAAGAGTGAAATCACGCTTTGCACGATTGACAAGGTTGCTACGGCGGTCACGGCGCTTCTCATCAACACCGACAAAACAGCCAACGAATGGGATAGACCCAGCCATTACCATACCACCGCTACCAATGTTTCTTGTTTCAATGAACATCTGTTCAGCCCAGTCAATGAGTAAGTCCTCATCTTCGGCAGCAGGGTCACTACACTGGTGTTCCTTAGCAATCTGTTGTAGGAAATCCTCTACAACTTTTGTAAGGTCTTGCTTAGTGCGAGTAGCATATTGCTCCAGTCGCTCTAAGACACCAGCAGGTAGACTACTGGCTACATCTACAATCTCTTCGTTCTCAATATCTTCATCATTCATGTCTTCGTATTCTTCTGTCATACTGTTACCTCCTTTCTTAGTCGTGCAATTAAGCAATCAACAAAGGAATGTGAACCGATAGGCCACTCATACATGTGGGGTATCATGTCACCCAGCACACTCATGACTGTCCATGTAGTGTCTTCATCCATCTCAAAGAACTCGGTTAGGTTCTCATGGAATGTTCGCATGATGAAGGTAAGTGATAACCCTCGGTCAAGCATGGAATAGAATTGCCTTCGCATGTCGCCGTAGTCACCGCTGATAGCAGCAAGTGCGGCCTGTGATGGGTTGCCCCCATCGGATAGTGAAGTCTCTAAGGATTCAGTAGTATGGTGCATTTCAGCAATAGCAATAGCGCTACGCATGTCACCACCAGTGAACTTCATGAGTTTCATGTATGCATTGGTAAAGTCAGAAGGCTCTGTTTTACCGTCACAGAAGATACTCAATAGTCTCTTAGCCCCATCTTCAGGACTGATAGGCTTGAACTCATACACAAGACACCTGCTTTGGATAGCAGGTTTGATTTTGCTAATCTCGTTACATGTGAATATGTAGATAACATTGTCAGCATACTCCTCCATAATACCTCTTAGTGCATCTTGAGCAGCAGGGGTGAGGCCATCAGCCTCGTCTACGATGATACCTCTCTTGTCAGTGCCTACGGCTTTGACTGCGCTCATCTGTTTGAGTTGGTTGCGAATGTAGTCAAGCCCTCTATCATCTGAGGCATTGACGATAATGTAATTCATGGGGTCAAAGTAATCCCCCATCTTCTCACGGAGCATAACCTTAGCAGCAGTAGACTTACCAGTGCCTTGCATGCCGTGGAGGAGAACAGCACGAGGCCACGACCCACCATCACGCCAGCCCTTAGCGTCAGAGACGAATGCAGTTTGACCTGCAATATCCTCCAATGTTAGCGGCTCAGTGCTGTTCTCCATGATATTACCTCTATTACTGCTTTATATATCAACTTCAATTTGAGCCTTCTTCGTAGGACACTTGTTCGTGTTCAGCATCGTATGCCTCGGCCCAAGAGAGGAACTCCTCATAGTCATTAGGCGGAGGGTTGTCATGCACAAATGTCCACATGTGGTAACCCACGCTGTCAGCGAAGGCATTGAGTATAGGGTATTCTTTATTGATAGTCTGTAGGAGTAAGCGAAGTTCCAACTGCGCTTTATTAGATGTGAACCCCTGCTCATGAGCAACGAAATATGTCAAACCACCTATGTCTAACACCTGTTTAATGTAGGGGATAACATGTAGCGCTGGCTCTGTCCTCCATGTGACTGAGCGCCTAACCCTGAAACCCACCTTTGCTTCTGAGTCTTTACTCACATAGGTGTTAAACTTGAGTTGGCCGAGCATGTAACCTAAACCTATACCGAAGCCTGTCTTATCATCTGTGAGCATCATCCGTTTATTCCCTCCCCGCTTGTGCAAGAAGCACACCAAAACTTGACATCAGTTATTGTTCCTTTTTCATCACTGTCTACTACGAGAGTGATTTCTTCTTTACCGCTAAGATGTTCCTCATCTAAGGAGCACCCACACTTACCGCACTTTATTTTTTTCAAGCCATTCCCCTCTCTACAAGTTCTGTGAATTGTGTTAAATCAGCAATACCTAAGTCGTCTCTCCTACCTATCACTGTGAAGTTGAGTAGTTGTCCTTTAGCGCTAACCCGCACTGCTGCTACTTCTATGACAATACATTCATGGTCTAAGTTCTCATTGTATTTCCAGTTAGGTATGTGTTCTGTTTCACCGACTGTTATGTATTCGGATATTCCATCAAGTGCCTGTAGGTATGTCGGCCCTCTACCCATAGCATCCATCTCGGCTCTAAGGAATACTTTGGTTCGGTCAGCATGCATGACATATCCACCGATAGCATCAGGTTCAAAGACACCATCAGTAGGAATCAATCTAATGCACCTAACATCCTCGCTCTGTAAAGCATACACGATGTCATCCCAGTTCCTGTTAGTGGTTAGGAGTTTTTCACTCTCTCCTATCCTTTTATCGTAAGTCCACTCAGCAAAGTTATTTTTCTTAGGGTCTACTTGGTCAAGGATTGTGATATGCCCTCCCTCTTCAGGAACTACGACCTCTTTGTAGACATGTGGATTAGTGTAGAGGTTACGGTCACTTGGCCGAGAAGTAGGTAGACCATTTCTACTACGAGTATGACCACGATAGATATACTTGATTTCACCTTCGGGAACAATGACAGCGTAGTGGTTCTCCACTGGAGGTGCTAAAGATGACCACGCTTTCCAACGCATAGGTGCTGGGTGCATGCCATACTCCCACCATCTTTCCATACCGAGTATGCTACTCTTTTGATTGTAGATTTTGGCTATCATGGTAATGTTCATGTTAGCCTGTAGAATGTGAACTGGTAGAGAATGTAAACGAGCGAGCGCTCCAAAGAATGTTCTCTTAGAAATAACTGGTTTTGAATGCATAGCCCAACGCCATAGCAACCTCGCCTCTTTCTCGTTGAACTGCTTTGCTATTTCAGTGAACGACCCTTCTACATTGAGTAAGGCACGAACATACCCACAGTCATAATCTCTTGAACCATAGTCAGCGCTTTCCGATGCGAGCGCCATCCACGGTTGTTCTTCGGGTATCATATCCTTGACCACATCATAAAACGATGCTGCTTCATTAGCGAGCATTCGGATTGGGTCAGCACCCTTCACTGTCGGGTAGAAGAATTGGTAGAGCATGATAGCGTCATCAGCGGTTACAAGTCTCGCTAACTGCTTGACTCTATCGCCACCCATTCGCAACTGTTCATGTATGTCAGCGAGTAATGCGAACTTGGTCATAGCCATGCCTCCAGCAAATCACTGAACTGATTTTTCCAAGTGTTAGGGCGAGGCTGTGTGCCTACACCGAATATCTTGAGTGTCAGTTCTCTTACCTTGATAGCACTCGTTTTGATACCTGCTCTTTTGGCACATAGATACAAGCAGTCCACCATCAACCCATGAGGACTACGCTGATTCATCCATCTGTCATCACCTGCAATTTTGAATGCTAATGCTTTTGCAGCAGCATACTGTCCACCTTTCAAATGCATAGCCAACGCTAATTCCATTCCTCTATCTACACCAGCATGTGCTGCTACAGCACGAGCCAACGCCTCCGCTTTTTCACTCATCTCCTAACACCCTCTTTCTTGACATCTTCAAATCACCAAGAACCCAACGGAGTCCTCTGATAACTCCCTCCAATCCTTTGTATTTCCTCATGTGATACATTCTCTCCTTCTTGTCAGCACCCTGCCTATTGATAGCCATTAAGTGCTGATTCTGTTTTCTTTCAGCCTCGCTTAACATAGTTTCAATATCCTCCCAACTACGATTGTAAGCAAAGTTCTCGCTATCTTGATGGTCACTCATTGTCATTGTCTTAGCCTCCCTATTCCATTTTGGTATACGGGAATGTTATTCTCCCATGCTAATTTTACTAATTTACGAACACCACTCCAGTCGTCAAACTCTTTTGCACTGGTAGCAGGTATAGTTTCAGTAACTTCAAAGTCACGATATGCGCCGCCATCTATCTTTTGCACCCAGTAAAGTATAGCGTATGGTTCACCTGTTACATTGTGAACATCAGCGATAACCAAACATACTGCATCATCTTTCTTTTTTTCTAAGAAGTTATACAAATCCTCATAGTGCCACATTCTCATTGTCATTATCATTCACCTCTTTTTCTATAATGTTGAATCCTTCTTTAGTTGCCTCTCCATACAAGACATCAATACCACATCTGTATTTGCTATGAAGCATACTCGCTATTTGCATGACACTTTCAAGCCAGTCATTAGGCGTGTCAATAGGCACACCTGAGTCACTTGTTAGTTGAACAACTAATGTTGGGTATTTCACAATACCACCTCTTGCTTGTTCTCCTTGATAGCGGAGACATCCATCATGGCTGTGTCTACTGGGGTAACCTTGACATTGATGAGAGTATCACCAGCACGAGTTGATAGAGTCATGTCCATCAGTTTGCTAATAGCCTTGTTCAATGCCGGAGCATGTTTCTCATCTTCAATGCTCCACTGTGAATCATCTGTTAGCATCATGGCAATATCCTCAATCGCCTTATTGACAACGGCGCTGTAGAATGCAGGGTCTGTATCTGTAGGAACAAAGTTACGAATAGCCATGCTAAGTAATCGGCCAAAGGCTTTCTTCTGTGGGAACTTAGAAGGTATACGCTGTTGAACCTGAGCACACTTTCGGTAACCTCTACCATGAGTCTTACCTTTGGTGTTCTCTGTGTCTGTCTCAATCAGCACCGCTGCCCCAGTGTTCATATCCATGACATACAAATGAGGGTCAGCATAGTATTCCTCAGTCTCAGTGTGTCTACCCTTCTCCTCTTTGTTTAGCAAGGAGGCAAGTTTACTCAGTGCTTTGCTTGTTCCATCAGTCCATTCCATGTTATCACCTTTTACTGCTGCTTTATATATCAAAAATCAACTTTGTTCGGAGTTACTTTCCACCCTTTCGTATTCGCTATACGCCTAAGTTCCGTCACTCGCTTACTGAGTATGCTGAGTTCTTCTTTGACTCTATTTTCAGAAGCAATAGCACGAGTATTTACTGTTGCGAGTAGAGTCTTCATACGCTGCTCGTGGTCGCTTTGTGATTTCTCAATAGAAGTCTTCAGTTCTACAAACTCCGCACTGTGCTCCAGTGCTGCTTTATCAGCAACCTCTTTCATGATGTCCTTCAGTGCAACGCTAACTTCATTGTGAACTATGCTGGCGAGTGTATCATCAAAGGTTTTCAACTTCTTTTCCATCCAGTTAAGTTTGTTCAGTATCTGTTTCTTAGTGAGTTCATCATTACCAATGGCTGCATGAGCATTCGTGCTCTTACTCCAGTGTCTCTTGTAAACACAATCAGGGCATGTAGTTTCTGTGGATTTGTTGGAGCGCTTTACAAATGTCTTATCACAACTGTCACATGGAATTGAATAAGACATCAAGCATCCCTCCTATAGTCCTTGACATATATACCAGCATCAGCATCAAAGTCAATGATACTCGGAGACGAGAGTATGTTCTCTTTCACTGTAGGTGGAGGGAAAGTTACCGCCATCTTAGTTCTGTCACCTTTCACTTCTTCACAGTCCTCACATAGAGGTAGACTTCTTGCGAACCTATCGCTCAAACATCTGTCATGCCATGAGCCTTCTCTCTTCTTTCCGCATAGGTATGTGTTACCATCTACGCTGGTGTGTAATACCTTTGGTGTATACTTCTTGTCATACATCTTCACTCCTCCTCCACGCTTTCATCAAAGGATTGTTTGAAGCAATCCTCATTGATAATCCAGTCAGGTGAGTGAACAGTTACAGCAATAACTGTGCCTCCTACTGTGTTGTAGAGTTTACCTTTACACCACTTCTGTAGTCTACGAGTAGTCTTCTGTCCGAATGACCATGTGTAATCCATAACTCTACCTTCGGCTGATATTTGAATACCCATCTGTCCTCTACCGTATACCAAGTGTCTTTGCTCCTCTATCTTATTGAAATCCTTTAGCAAGTTTGCTTTCCACTTGTTATGATTCCCATTAATAGTGCCGTCTTCTATGGTGTCGGGTAGTTGGGAAATAAAACTTCTCAAGGAGGGAATACAAGTTTTACCTTCGTAGACTCTACAGGATGCTTTCTCAGGTTCGTGAAAGAAACTCATTGTTCCACCTCACTTTCACAAGCCTCGCATAAGTCATAACCTAAATCTTTACAGTCAGTCTGTCCTTTACCATTCTTGAAAGGCCAACCTACCCACGCAGCCATTTTTTCATCAATCATAAAAATACAATTTGGATTCAGTTTCATGCTGTCACCTCCAGTTCAGGCTCAACCCACCATGTAGGAGTAGGTGACCTATCCCACCGTGGTGGGCCATTAGCGAATCGTTTAGTGTGGTAGTAAAGACGGTATGCTTCTACTGCTGTATACTTGTCTTCATCATACCATTCATCGTGGTCAGGATTGGTTTTGTCAAAGGCTCTACCAAACGGAGTGAGTTCACCTTCGGGGATAACCTCACTCATCTCAGCCAAATGACGAATACCTTTCTCACAGAAGTGAACCTTACCAAACCTACGAGTATACTCTTCACACAACTCTACGGCATGACGAGAAGCCCATACATAGTTGGCTCTTGAATCACCACACCAGCGAGTGCAAGGGTGATGATGGTAACCGCCTTTCAGTGGTGTTCCCTTCTTGGTTAGTGGCATCATGTCAGGTGTAGCACCGTGGCGAATCACTGCACTGCCAAGTTGTTGTAATAATTCTACGACCATCTTAGGCGAGTGCTTGTCGCAATACATTCGTGCTGCTATGACTGGATTGAAATGTAGGATAAATATGTTCATTGTTTCACCTTCTCTTTGTATTCAGTATGTGTCTTGGGTAACTTATGTGTTCGTCTGTTACACATGTTATCCAGTAGTTCACAAACATTGGCTACCCCAGTAGTCCAACGCTTTTCTGTTATCTCATCTACAGACATGGCTTGCTTCAATGAAGCGAGGTCTATATTGTCACGCAGCCAAGTGATAACTTCGTATTCAACATGACTGACTGATGCTGCTCTTTCCATGAACTAAGATATATTGCTGCTTTATATATCAAAATCAAGAGTCTTCTTTTCTTTCCTCTTTCTCCTCGTCAGCCCTTGCTTGTTCAAGTGCCTCTACCAGTCGTGGTAGCATCTCAGTAGCCTGTTCTATAGACAAGCGCACACCATGTCTTGTATGTTGTTTACCATCACGAAGTATACGAAGGTCAATCCATTTCTTGCCATAGAAGTCTACGGATGCAAGACGGACATCACCACGCCCGTTTTTCCATTTAGCCTCAAGGCTACTTGAAGTCCAAACTACTTTTTCTGTCATGGTCATTCCTCCTCATCTATAGGTTCATCACCAATGTAGTTCCAGTGTCTATGTAAATCACGAGCGCTCCATCGTTGATTCTGTATTTTCCTCGCATAATACTCACCAGTCTCTTCATTCATATTCCACCTCTTACCGAGGTAGCGTAGTTCAAAGACACCAGTGATAGGTTCGGCTACTATTTCCGCTAAGTGAAAGGTATGCTTGTTCTCCCAGTAGCCACCAATCACTCTTCTTCACCCAATGATTTGATTACTATATCTTCTACAGGAACTCTCATACAGTATGTTCCCCACATCCACGGAGGAACTTTCTCTCCAGTATCAGGACACTCAGAGCCTACAAGGACACCCAACTCATCTGTCTTAGTCATGTCAAACATTTGTTGTCTCGTCATGGCTACCATGTAGTTGTCATCGGACTTGTATCTCATGAACAGAGAGTCACCAGCGAGTAGATTGAAGTCATCAGGGTTCATGATAACGGGAGACTCTGTATCAATAGAAGGAACTCTAACGCCCCAGTCCTCAACAGTATGTGTCTCTCCATTATCAAGCAGCACCTCTCTCTCACCAAGATACACTGGCTCAGCCAGTTCAAGTGGTAGAGAGGACAGAGGAACTCCGGCTTCATTAGTCCAAGAAGCAGCCACCGCTTGACGCTCTTGCATCTCTTGCATGAAAGCCTCCTCCGCTGATAAAGCAGCACTGGTAATCATGGGTTTATCATCAACCATACCAATATTCACTGATGCAAACAGACCAGTGATTCTTTCGTGGTGCTGAATTGAATCGGGGTGGTCTACTCTATGTTCAAGTTCAAGTGTTTGGTCGTCTACCTTACGGTAGCGACAACCTGTTCCTTCGGGTCGCCATACAGCCTTTACAGCCATTTGGTTAAAGTGTTCAAGCGCCCATACTTTCAGTTCCGGTTCATATTCTTCTGTCATAATTTCACATCCATATATCTAAGTTTATTTTTTGGTTTTGATAAAGCAGTAGTTTGTCACAGCAACGCACCACTAAGTAATGATGCTTCTCCATGATGATAACCATGCCTTGCTCAAGTTTTGAATCACAAGACGGACACACTTCGTAGATACCCTCAGCCGATAGTATGACACCTAAGACCCACTCCTCACCCCTCCCATCGGGGAGTTGTAATTGAACATGTCGGAGGTCACACATGTGACCATCGGGTAGTTCCCACATACCATCAGGAGTGATGGCTGACGCTGTAAGCGACTCATGCCTATACTTTTCTTTATCTTCTTTCATCACTCAGCCGCCGCCTCTTCTTTAGGTGGGGCTTGTTTGACGGTGTAGGATGGAGACTTCTCAAAGTTAGGCTTGTGTTCAGCAAGCACAGCAGGTGCTGCATTTCTCCACATAGCGACTACCTCTTGAGGAGTCAAGTAATCTTCGGGGTCAATACGACCATGCATAATCATGTTGATTTCTACAGAGCGAATGCTCCACTCACCGTTCTCTTCTTTCTCAAGACCATCGTGTGTTCGGTTAGCGTAGTGTCCACCGTTGTCAAGATGGGCTTGACTGACCGCAGCCATGAAGTCAATACACTGCTGCTTGGTAGAGAAACGGAGTGTTTGCATAACACCACTCGCACTCCAGTCACTCGGCTCTTTACGACCACACAAGTAGTCTTTGATGGTTTCAACTGGTTTCCATACGAAGTCAGCAATCTCGTGACCGAAAGACCTACGAGAGCGAACTTTACAGTATTTCCAACCGTTCTCGACATCACCTGCTTTACGGTTTTTGCTGCTTGTGTTCTTGACATAAGCGCTCATCTCAGCAAGCCAGCCCCAGTCCGACCAAGAGTGTAGAGAGTTCTTACCACGACCCTCCTTAGTTACAATGTTGTCGTTACGCTTCAACATACGAGCCAAAGACTCACGAATGTGCTTGATAACTTCATCTTCGGGGATAGCCTGTGACATACCACGGCGCATTTCATCCCATGCTACCACATTGGCTGGTGTCATGTAAGAAGCATCGGTGTTCCACTGGTGGTGATTCCAGCCACCTTCACATGGAGAACGACTCCATGCTGTCTTGAAATCAGTATAGAGGCCACCCTCAGTGTTATTGTTGCGAATCATAGACCAAATACGAGTAGTTGGTCTGTCGTGATGTCGGCATGTCTTCTCGTGGTCATCAGACCACTTACACTTACCATAGGTCTTGTTAGTGCTTCTAAGAATATTACCAGTGCCGGAAATGTCCACTTTACCGAATACCTTGACGAGCACTGCACGAAGGTCTTTGAAGAATACATCGGACATCAAATGATGCACAGTAATGTTGGTCTGTAGTTTCAAACGGACTGGACAATACTTAGCGACAATCGTATCACGCTCAGTTTGAGTGATGTCGCCAGCCGTAAGTGAAGCATCAGCCCAACCCTTTAGGTTACCTGAACCATACCCTGTCTTGAACTGGACACCAGTGCCAGTAAGTTGAGGGTTACCGATGGTATGGTTGTATGCCATAACTTCATCGTGACCACAAGAAGGAGTGTTTGGAGTAGGCACTTGACCATAACCAACTTTACCTGTCATCATGACAGCAGCGGCACGAGTATAGTTGTTCACCATATCGGCCCATTTGAGTTGCTTGTTCGGCCCAGCCTTCATCAGTGTATAGGCAACTGCTGCATCCATAGGCCAGCACTTACCAATAGCATTCTTCGTTCTACCAACTGCATGGTCTACGATAATTGCTTCTTCGCTGAAATCAACAGCGTTCTCCACAATACCTGCATCCAAATATACATTCCAGTTTTGCCAACCTTTCCATTCTCCACTCATACTATCATCTCCTTTATGTTATCTTTTTGTTCTATCGTTTTGCTTGTGATGTCAATTGACATCGGTTTGAAATCCTTGCACCCTTTCTGTAGAACCTCGTCTACATCAAAGAGCATACTCAAGTCGCCCTTAGCGAATCGGTTGCTACCATCCAAGAAGTAGAAGTCATCCCATTTGTCATGCAAATGTGGCTTAGCGCTCATCCTGACTACATCCCAGTTCATACGGTTTGAGTCTATTGCATCCATCTCCTCCACCAGTTTATTCCACCCAGCCTCGTGTGTGTTGTCATTCCACTGAATCTTCTCATTGAGACTGCCATCAAGATTGTAGACAGTATTACCCATAGGGTTACTTCGCTGTGTGTAGTGGGAGAAGATAACACCAGTCGGTGTGTGTCTGTAACCCAAGTAGTTCAGTGTTCCTCTGCTGCTGTATAGGCTGTAGTAAGTCCTACCGCCATTCCAACTCCTACGCTGTCCGTAATCGAAGTAACTACGCACTTCGCTTGCTGTCATCTCTTTGCTCTTCACCGTATTACTACGGCCAATTATGTTTACATCGTTTGTCATGTTCATCATTCCTTTTGCTGTGTTCTTTTCTATATTGCTGCTTTATATATCAACTAATCTCAGTTCATCGGTTCTCATTGTATTCTCGCATGAGGTCGTCTATGTCGTGCATAGACTCCATGCAACCTCTACACCAACTGTCTCCATTAGGTGCATCGTAAACTTGCTCGCAGTGTTCGCCACAGCCCTCACACTTGGGGCATTCTTCACAGTCTCCGTTCTCAGCATCGTATGGCATGTCGCAACACTCGCATTCTCTAAACCCGTATGTATCATAGACATACTGTAGTTTCTCTTTGAGTAGTTTCAGTTCCTTGCTTTCGCTCATTGTATCACCTTCATATAGAGACTATCATAGTTTCAAGCGAGGGTCACATCGTCTCCCGCTTGTGTGTTCAATACTATCTCCATGAACGGAGGTGGTGATGAGTCTATACCCATGCCTTTGAAAACATGCTTTACCATATCATCAAAGGTGGTCATGTCCTCAAGCGAGAGTGCAAGCATTGGTGGTTTGAGTTCAGTCAAATCCCAATCGTAGTCTTCGGCATGTGCATTAGCCAAAGCGACATACTCAGGAGTAGTCTTGTCATCAACCAGCATAGGTTTCAAACCTTTGACAGTGATGTATGGATTCGCTGGGTCAGGAGACAAAGACAATTTGAGACACGCTATAGACTCTACTGTTGTTGAGTAAGCACTTGCTAACTCTTGGTATGCAAGTTCCCATGCAATCATATCAATTATTGGAGTGCTCTTCGCCATTGACTGATGATACTCTACCCATGTCAGGTGTGTGCTGAGTGTGTCCTCGGCTCTACATGAGGCATCGGATAATGCTGCCCTGCGAATGGATAGATAATCTTGAACCTCGGCGGGAATAAGAATGTGAAAAGGTTTGACTTGATTCATAGATTGAAGGACACTATTCAAGTGTGCTTGCATACCATCGTAGATAGTCAAGTTCATTCCTCCTCAGTTGAAAATACTTCTCCGCTTTCAAGAACAAGTCCTGACTTACTTTCCTTTACGAATGATATGAGAGTAGCCACTGCTGTAGAGTCATCTTTCACATCGAGCATAGCACCCTTTGGGTGGTTCAGTTCTTCACCTTCAATCAGTAACTGGACTGAGCCTTCATGCTCAATGTAAGATATTACTGACATAGGTGCATACAACATAGAGCCGCTTGCTGGACTTGCCAGTGTAGGTTCTTGTTCACTCAACCACTCTGTCAATGCTGGTGGTGCTCGCAGTTCTAATGCGATACCATACTTACGATTCACGGTGGGTTCACCCACACCTTGAATGTGAATACGGTTAGTATCAAACTGTGTTCTTACTTGTAGTCTCGGTTCTCCTTTCTCTGTCATCTGTTTCATCTCCTGTTGTTTGTTTATTTATTGCTGCTTTATATATCAACTCAAATCCATTCGTCTAAGTTCATACCATACTTGCCTTTGCCCCTGCCTCTCTTGGGCTTGGCTGGATAGTGCTCGGCTTTATCTTTAGGCTTCTTGCCCTTGCCCTTGTCTTTCTTCTTCTTCTTGGCTGCTTCTTTCTTGAGTCGCTCCTTACGCTCACCCTCATAGGAAACCCATGTCTCCGTGTTGATGAACTCAGGTAGGTAGAACTTCTTAGTCTTCTTACACTGAACCATACCTTCACGAGTCTTGACCTTAGACTCCTCAGCAGCACAGACAATACATACATCACCATACATACCGAAGTGTGATACAGTATTGTCACACTTAGGACATATATCCACCATGTCATACAGACCATCAGTAGCAAGCATCAGTTCATCAGGCGCTCCGCAGTTGTCGCACACTTGAGGAACTCCGTCATCTTTGTGAGTCCAGTGGTGTTCGTTGCATATACCACAAGCATACAGTTCCCATGTGGTAGGGAATCCATCGCCGTCATCTTCTTCTTCAACCTCCCAGTAGTCAGCCTTCGGCTGGTTCTTCTTCTTCTTCTTGGTAGGCATGTCAGAATCATCTACGAATGTGAAGTTGCTTTTCTGTTTAGGGAAACTGGTGAACAGTGATTCACCAACAGGAATCTGTAAGACCTCAGCAATATACTGCTGCTGTGACTTGCCCTCCACTGCATGGTGACAATAGATACTACGAACATACTTGGTCAAAGCAGCAGCATCGGGTTGCTTGAGACACTCAGCATCACCCATAAGGTAGCCAAGAATACACAACTGCACACCAGTCCTACCATGACCACCGACACACTGAGTAGATACAGTCTTGATACCCAGTCGCTTGATGTCATCAACAAGTGCCAACCAAAACTCACGGTGAATATCTTGAGGTATAGAGAAGTCAGGCCAGTCAATGCTGATAATCTGTGGTGTGCCACCACCGATATGATTGTGACAAGTGAAACCGTCAGGCACTACGGTGGCTTGACTACTTCTATCCATAACTTGCGCCGGGCCAATAGCGAGGTCAGGCATAGGTGACATACGATGCCACCCACCATTACGACTGTGACCACCAGCGTGTATCGCTACACCATCAATCTCAAACACCAATGGGTTGCCAGTGTGACAACCTGCTTTACTCCCATAATCATTCATCCAATTCATGCCTTCACATCCTTTGCTTCTGTCTCCTCAGTCATACCCTTGAGGAAATCCTCAAGACCTTCACCTTGCTTAGAAAGATACTTGTTCAACACAAGCACCATCTCAGGAGTATCGGGGTCTGATGGGTCAAGTGCCTCATACAGAGCAGTGAACTCTTTAGCAGTAGGAGAGAACTCCTTTGCTTTGATGAGAGCAATCTGTTCCTTGACACTCGCTCTTGTCTCTTGCTGCGAACCTACCAACCATACATCAACAGGTGGTGGAGCAATCATCATACCAGCACTGTGCTCATCAAACAGAGACTTGAGTTCAACTAACTGTGTGGCTGGCACAGCGTTAGGATTGTTAGCAGCCCAAGTCAAGTGAGCAGCACATAGAGAACAACTGGACACACCACACATGATGAAGTCCTTGTTCTGTGGAGAGTTGTGTGAGCCTCGCTCACCATGTCTCCAACCAACAGGTAGAATCTCCATGACTTTCCGTAGAGCATCATGGACATTTTTGCTTGAAGCGATAGGAGTCTTACGCCAGTAGGCTGGAGTCTTCTTCTCAACATAGTCAAGTATCTCTCCCCAGTTGTTCGCAGGTGGTGATGCCTTCTCCCAACCAGCCCTGACATTAGCAAGGCCATCGTCTAAGAACTCACGAGCCATCTCGTAGGTAGAAGCCATCTGTTCCATATCTCTTCGTGGGTTGAACCCAGCAGTGCCAGCATCGAATGCATACTTGCTCAACCACTTGTTGAACAGAGCACCGTTGTTGTGAACAGCGTTCTCAGCAGCGTTCACTTTAGTAATCAGTTCACCCAATGTTTCTCCATTAGGCTCAGCAGTGAAGGCTTGGATAACATCACATACCTCAGCACCAATGAGCATGGACTTACCCCACGCAGGGCCACCGTATGATGAAGACCACCCTTTGCTGTAGTGCTTGTTCAAGAAGCGAAGTAACTTTGCTGCGTCTCCCCAGTCAAGTTCAAGATGACCGATAGCAGCATAGTAGTGACCACGAGTAGAGTCAAGGTGAGGAGTGTTGTTAATCTGTTTCCATACATCACTACCAATACAAGCAGTCATGGTAGCAAACAGTTCAGCGTTAGCGTTCTTCTTGAGGCCACGAGCATGTCGCATCTCTCCAAGTCCAAGTGCAAGCATAGCCTTTGGTAGCCATGCACAGAAGACACCAGCAAGGAAAGCCACATCTTGTGGCTTGCTCATAGGTAGACTGACCCACTGGTGAAAGAAGGTGGAGAACCAACCTTGCTGCTTTCGCCAATACAAGTTACCCATGTCAAGCCCACGCTTGAAGTCTTCAGTGTAAGCATAGGGAGCATACGGCTTAGGCTCAAAGTTACTATCGTTGTCAAGGACAACCCAACCCGGAGCAGCCTCAACCCAGCGGTCACCAACAGTGACTGATGAAGTGATAGCATAAGGAACTCCAACACCACGGCAGTGAGCATAGATGTGAGAGAGACGAGAGCCGCCCGGTTCTACAACCATGTAGCCATCAGGACACTTCTCTTTGGTAATGTTCTCTTCAAGCCACGCAACTTCTTCAAGTCCACTCATCACGATGAAGTCTTGAATGACTACCTCGCCTTGAGGAATCATACCGATAGTATCTACACCTTCAGGTGGTGGCATGACCGGAGTGTGTGAAGGAGCACCACGAATCTGTGTGAGACTGTGAGACATCTTAGGTAAGTCCATGATACCTCTGTCACGGTTCTCATTCTTTGTAGTGAATACGAACTCCAACTCGTGGCGAGTAGGAGAATAGGATAGTGCGTTGAGAATCATGTTGTCTTTTGAATACTCATCCACACGGAGAGGGAAAGCAAGGTTGAACCCATGACCAGCAGTGACACCATCGTGTCCTACTCCCATGATGTTGTAACCTTGAAACATAACTGGCTTGTCAAGCCCAGTCTCTTCATCAGTGGTCATGATAATCTTACCAGTCTCATCTACTTCGGGGTGAGACAAAGCCATGACAGAGGAGGAGGTAGCATCAATGAAAGGCATGAGTAGCATACAACCATCGGGGTCTTCTTTCTTCATGACATTGGAAAGGTATGTGAAGTTCTTGAGTAGTGCTGGTTCATCATCACACTTGATAGACTCAATGACACCGTGACGAGGAGACTCAGGACATGCCCTCAAGAAACAAGGGTAGCCGATGTGCTCCGCTGCTGATGTCAAGTGGAGTGGAGTATCAGTTAGATGGATAGCCACCATGTCAAGTGGAGTCCAGTCCTTTGGTATAGCATACTGCTCATGGGCTGACCGATGTGTAAACAAAGCCTTAGCCTTTTGTGACTTGATGGCTTTAATACGCTCAGTGCTGTTCAGGTCTTTCAGTGTTAGTGTTTGCATCTTCATTCCTCTTTCGTTGTTGTATTCTATATTGCTGCTTTATATATCAACATCATTCAGTCAATGGTTTAGGGTTGTATCTTATCCTACGCATGTTACTCATACCAACCATGTATCTCTTACGAGGTGCTCCGGCTGGTGTAAAGAATGTAATAATGATGTGCGGTAATAAATCAGTGCGACCATAGTATTGCGTTTGTGATTGTAGGTCTAAGTGATGCGTCATGTGCATCTCAACACGACCCTCCTTCTCTACATCAGCGAGTGCTTTCTCTTTCATCTCATACCACTCGTAGATATACTTGCGTAGGCTTGACAAAGTATCAAACACCATCTGTTCGCTATACTGCTTATCCCATATCCACGAATCAAATGTATGCTTGACTCTCTCCTCAGTCACACTGAATAGTAATACTGTGTTACTCATCTTTCTTCGCCTCCTTGCGTTTCTTGTAGCCAGCCTTCAAGTCGTTTAGATATGCTGGGTGAGTTGCCTCAGCCCATCTAACAAACGCCACTGCTTCTTCATCAGTGAACTCACTCATTAGTAACCGCCTCCCCATTGGTGTGTGTGAATCCCATACCAGCAACGACATACATAGTGTCACCAATAGTTACAGTGTCACCTACTGATGTAGAGCGAAGCCCCAGTCTACCAGTCAAGTCTACTAAGCAAGTGACACGCTCGTGTCCATCATGCTCCATGTTCTTAGACCAACTATCAAACATATTCTGTGTCCATCGGTAAGCGAACTCCAAGTTCTCAAGTAGAGTAGCCTCAGTATCATACTCAACTGATGCTGCCTCGTAGGGTTGTCGCCCACTGTTCTCATTCTCAAATGCTCTGTGTGTTACAATCATTGGTTCTGTCATCTTTCTCACCTTGTTATTTAATGCTGCTTTATATATCAACTTGTCAATTACTATAGACCGAGAAGCGTTTTCGTTTGTCACTCCTCCTCGCTGGAGTAGCCTTCATACTCTATAGTAGTATGAGAAGGTAGACGATAGCGTGGTCGTGTAGCCTCAGCATCTGACCATGCTGTTATCATACCCTTGCGGTCTTTTCTAATCATGTCACCCTGTTTAACTTGAGGACATCTGTGTGCTTCTACTACTTGGTAGAGTGCAACACCACCCGCCTGTCCTAATCCTTCGGCTATCAACCACTGGTTCTGTCCTATTGTTATCCTGTATGTCATGCTGTCATCTCCTGTATCTGTTGTTCAAGTTCTAATATCCTACTCGCTGATTTCTCTAATGCAATCTGTAGTTCCTTTACCTTCGCTCTTTCTTTTCGTAGTGCGAATACCATACCTTGTGCTCTACTCATTCAATCATCTCCTTCAATGCTTTCACTATGGGTTTTCTATATCCTGTGAGCATACCTTCAACCCTCACAATCAATTGCTTGATACCTTCACGCAACCGCTTGACTTCTGCTAAGAAAAGTGGTGCGTCTGCGATGAGTTTTTGATTTGCTTCGACTTCATTATCTCCCCATCCACCTTCGTAAGCCGAGCCTCCATCACCATCTCTAAAGACATTACATATCATCTTTGGATTATCGTTTTCATCAAACTGATAAGCAACTACTTTATCCACTTCTAATTCAAGCCACGGTGCTTCTGTGTGTCCTTTGTATTTGTCTATGTCAATCATTTTTCATCACCTCTTGGTCGTTGTCTAACGCCCTGTTTATTTTATCCAGTAGTTCTCTTGTCGCTCTCAATCCAAGCAAAGCATCACCTGCTATCTTGGCTATGATACGAATAGTTGTAGCAGCCGATGGTGAGTTCTCAAAGTCAAGAGCGATGTCTCCACCTTCTAATACATCAAGGACTTCACATAGTATCTGTTCATAGTAGTCTTCATCTTTCATAGTATCATTCTCCGTTGCTGCTTTTTATATCAACAATACTTTCCTCTACTGTATCATCAGTCTTTGGTATGCGACCCCACTGCTTACCAGTTGGGTCAGGGTTGTATACAATATCCCAGTCACCATCCCACGGCTCATCGTTAAGATACCATACAAAGTCTCGCTGATAGATAGAGACATCAGGTAGAGCGTTGAGTCTACACTTGGTAGTCACTGTCTTATGTCCAGCAGCAGTAATCTTGAGTGCGCCGTCAGCCTCATGGCAAGCAATCAAGTTACCGAATAGATACATGTAAGCAGCATCACTCTCGTCTACTTTCACTTGTGTGTTGCTCCGCTTGAACTTCTTGCGAGCCATCAATGCTGATGCTGCATCCCTGCTTATCTGTCTATACCCACTCATGCTATCACCTCTTCTTCAATGCTACAGTTGTTAAGGATGAAGTCAGCCGCTGCTTGTGCTTGACTGAATGCTTTATCCAATGCACTGTCCTGATTCTTACAAGCATCAAGCCAATGCTTGAGGTAGGCTTGAGAGTTAGCATGTTCTTCTTGAAGGACATAAGGATTGAACTCACCACCAAGAGTGAGTGTCACAATCAATGCACCCAGTTCAGCAATCAGTTCTTCAAAGGCATACTCAGGTGAGCCAAACTTAGAGGAGAGGTTTCGCTCTGCTCTGTTAGGGTGACCAGTGCTATGCACTGCTTCATGCATGGCTGTCATCACTTCGCCAAGTTGAGTCTCAAAGTCCTCATGCTTTGGTAGTCTAATGAGGTCGCCGCTTAGTCTATAGAAAGCACGACTGCCCTGCCTTTCAAGTTTGAGTGACTGTTGTGAATCAACATAAGCATAGAAGGACTGCATCATATCAGACTCAGGTGTGACTGATAGGTTCTCGTCTTTGACATCGGGTGCTTCGTAGTCTTCACACTGCTCAACACAGAACACTTCATACCAACGAGTGACAAAGCCGGAGCGAATAATCTCCTCGCCAGTTTCCTTGTCCTCTACTTTGTAGTTAGAAGTCTTAGCGAACTTAATCATACAACCCTCGCCGTTCTTCAAGCCCTTGATGTTGTAACCTTTCTCAATCAGTTGCTTACGAGTAGCAAACCGAAGGTCAGTGTAGCCACGACCCAATCCCCAAAACCACAGGGCAACAATGTTACCACCACGATATGGTTTCTTGCTCTTCAAGTTGCGAGGCATAGTAGCCCCACCTTTCCACGGCTTACGCCACGGAATGTTGTTGTCTCTTATACCAGCAGCAAGGTTCTCATACCAAGTCGTCTTGCTTGCTTCGCTCTTTGCTTTGCCGTATGCTTTCTTCTTATCTTTACTCCAAGTCATCTTACTCATCTTACTCATCTCCTATCTTTAGTGCTGCTTTATATATCAACATCATTACTCTTCTTGTTTGAACTCGTCTTTGTAATAGTTCATGCCTAACTTTTTCCTCATCTGTTTGCTGAACTCACTTTCTATGCCACCTTCGTATATCGGTAGCATGTGTGGAAACAAACTGTAGTATTCTTTGTCATTCAAAAATGCGTATTCCTCTCTCGACATATTCATTCCTCCATCTTGTTCAGTCTCTGTCTGTGAAAGTCTGTAGGGTCAGGGCTAATCATACCGATGCTATCCAACCACTGAGTTACTCCCATGTCAAGAGAGTAGACTCCATCGTAGTCATCAAGGAAACCGTCATCATCAAACCACAGTCCTCCTTCACAGTGAAAGGCATCGCCTCGTGTCTCTACATCATATATCTCAAAGCAACCTCGCTTAGTCTCGCTGTTTGCTTTGGCTGTTATCTTCATAGTCACCTTGACTGGCTCAGTGTTACCCCAAGAGCCACCCCATGATGCCCACCTTTCTTCAGT